GGCAAGCTCAACGAAGAAGAAATCGCCATGCTACGACAGGCGATGAAGAGTGCGAATCTTAACTTCCTCAACCCCGACGATGATCAGGTCGATCCGTCGACTGAACAGCGCTAAGGAGGCGCAACGTCCTATGGAAAACGATAACGCATTAGAACTTCTCGGCATGCTCCCCACGTTGGAGCCACTAAGTCGGGCGACCGGTCACACGCTGGAGCAGCTTCGCCTGACTGACACGGATCGACTGCTGCTCGATCTCGATGAAGACGGTACTCGGTTCATCGCGACGGCGATCTGTGTTCGCAACGGAGAGATGGTGAACTGGACTCCGTCCTACGACGCGAGGAAGTGGTTCAAGCGAGTGCCGGAACGAGACCATCTTGATGGCGACACGTGGAAGCTGGCCGGAACGGATTTCACCGCGATCCTGATCCGTCACGCATGGCCTGCCGATCGGCTGATCTTCAAGACCGAAGCAGCGAAGAATCTGTACCGCTATCTCCTGCTTCGGTTCTTCAGCCAGAACAAGACGGCAGTGACGGCCGCGAACTTCAAGATCAATAACATCGTGCCGGAACTTCCGAAGGACTTCATCGATCACCCCGAACTGCCGCTGTCAGGCTATCAGCGAACCGCGCTGCTCTGTCAGCTACAGCAGTCGTACTTCGCGCTGTTCATGCAGCAAGGGACCGGCAAGACGCCGATCGCCATCGCTCGCGTCGGCTACGAGGCACAGCAGAAGATGCAAGCCGGAAAAGGAATGTATCGTGCTCTCATCGTAGCGCCGAAGCAAGTGCGAATGAACTGGGCGAACGAGTTCGGTCGCTTCTCCACCGTGCCGGGAAAGGTCGTGGTCATTCGCGGTGGAAAGGTGAGGCGGATCCGCGGGTTGACGGAAGCTGTCCGGCAAGAGGATGACTGTGCGTTCTCAGCTTGCGTCTGTTCGTACGAGGCCTTGCACAATACGATGGAGGCCTTCAGCCGGATCCCGTGGGACATCATGATCCTTGACGAGTCCCACTACATCAAAGCGCCGAACAGCAAGCGCTCGAAGAACAGCCGGAACATCCGCGATCTCGCCGATCGCCGCTTGATCCTGACGGGAACCCCGATCGCGAACAACCCGATGGACCTCTGGTCGCAGCTTGAGTTCCTGGACAGCGGATTGTCCGGGTTCATGAGCTACAAAGTGTTCCGTACTTTCCATGGCGTCTATGAGAAGTCGAAAGGCGGATTCGAGAAGCTGGTCGCCCTCCAGAACGTGCCTCTCATCAAGGAGCGCTTGGCTCGCATCTCATTCTCCATCACGAAGGCCGAAGCGAATCTCGGTCTGCCGGAGAAGACATGGGACGTCTATGAAGTTACGATGCAACCGAAGCAGCGAAAGCTGTATGTCGATCTCGCCGAGGCCATGATCGCGGCCATCGAAGAAGAACTGGCGAGAGCAGCCGCTGAAGGACGGGTCATCACAGCCGAGCACGTGCTGACGCGACTGCTGCGACTGGCGCAGATCACGAGCGGACACGTTCGGTGGGATGCTCAGCATGGTGAAGACGGATCAACGATGAACAATCCGCGAGTGGAGCAGATCCCCGGCGGAAACCCGAAGGTCCAGGCCATCCTTGACATCCATCGCGAAGACACGGAAGCCGATCCGAAGTCGAAGCGGATCATCTGGTGCCACTTCGTGGAAGACATCCGCGTCGTGTCGGAAGCGCTTGCCAAGGAAGGTATCAACCACGTGTCCTATCATCCTCTCACTCACCCGAAGTATCGAGTGAAGGAAGTCCATGAAGCTGCACGGATCTTCAATCAGGACAAGGACGTCACCATCTTCCTCGGCAATCCGGCTTCGGCGGCTGAGGGCCTGAACTTGCTCGGCTACGATCCTGCGAACCCGAGCGATTCGGACATGTACTGCGATCATGAAATCTTCATGTCGTGCGACTGGAGCGCGGTCAAGCGTTCGCAGGCCGAGGACCGAGCTCACCGTCGCGGCACGAGACGGAACGTTCGCATCACCGATCTCACCGTGCCGGGAACCATCGATGAAGAAATCCGCAAGCGAGTTGTCGGCAAACGGAAGATGGCGATGGAGATCCAAGACATCAGGGAAATGATGAGCCGCCTCGTCGAGTCGGAACTCGAAGAGGATGAATGAGAATCCTGTCCTCGTGTGAGGCAGGATCCGTTACACTTTCTAGTAAGGAGCTAGGATCATGACAGCGTTTGGAAAGCAAGCAATGAAGCCTCTTGAGTACGCCATCAACCGCCCGAAGCCTACCGACTATAAAGGCGAGTCGGTGATATGGGGCCAGCGGAAGCGTAACGGTCATCGCGTTACGCTTGTGAAGAACGAGCGAGGCACGATCAACGCGATCGCCGGGAAGACCGACTACTGGGATCGCATGAAGGAGATCCCGGCCATCTACAAGATGGCTCTCGATCTGCCGAAGTCCACAGTGCTCGACGGCGAGCTAGCGACCACCGAAGACCGGGCCAGCAACGTGATTCAGGCGATGATCAACACGCCGGAGACGGTCGCGTTCAATGTCTTCGCGAATCCGCTCTGGGCCGGACGCGATCGCACTGAATGGGATCTCGATGCCGTCGAGTCCATGATGAAGGAATGGGGGATCCCGTTCATCCCGGCCTTCTACGTTGATGAGTTCATCAACGAGCAGCGGGCCATCTGGGACTCCAGTCGCGGGATCGCTTCCATGCTGACCGAGGTCGTGCGGAAGGTCTGTCTCGATCGCAAGTGGGAGGGCATCGTGATCAAGGATGCTCACTGGGATCGATGGTATCGCATCAAGGTCCGGGCAACGTGCGATGTCGTGGTGACCGAGTTCATCCCCGGGACTGGGAAGTACTTCGGCGAACTCGGCGCTCTCGGCATCGGCTTGTACGATGGCAAGAAGCTGGTCGGCATCGGCCGCGTCGGCACTGGCCTGAGCGATGAACTTCGGCGGCATCTCAAGTCGGCCGACGTTCTCGGCAAGGTGATCGAAGTCGAGTATCAGTCCGTCCTCGCGAAAGGCGGTTTGGAGTTCCCTCGCTTCATCCGCTTCCGTGATGACAAGACCCCGAACGAATGCAAGAAGGAGCAGATCAATGGCGCTTGAAGTCCACCGAAAACAAGGTCAGCGAATCATCGTTCGGGACAAGGATGGAAACATCCTCGGTCGGTTCACGTGCCGGTTCAATGGCAAGAACATGACCGTTCTGTCGGAGTTCGATCCAAACATACTCGTCCACCGCGAAGAGTTGCTCAGTGAAGAGTTGCTCAAGGAAGTGGACAGAAAGGCGAAGCAATGGGAAAGCGCGATTTCGAAGACGGCTCCTCAACAGTGAGCCGGTTCTTCACGTGGATCGGTCGGCGTCACGCGATTTGGCAATCGCGTGACGCCGGAAATCCGAGGCCGTGGACCACGGACAAGATCATGCAGCAGTACAAGTTCACAAACGTGTTCCGTCAGCTCGACAAGGGAACCGTCGCACTGCTGGACATGCTCGAGCGTGGACAGAAGGACACGCGATACATGCCGATGCTCGACGTGTTCAACATCTGTTGGTATCGGCTGTTCAACCACTACGAACACGCCGAGACTCCAGGGTACTGCTACACGGCGAAAGAAGTTCTCGATGCGCTGGAGGTCAAGTATCGCGCTGGCGATAAGATCTTCACCTCAGCGCACATGACCGGCGGCGAAGCTGGCATACCGAAGTTCATCTCGTACAAGAACTCGGTTCGAGAATTGCTTCAGCGATCCGGCGAACTGCTGCTTCTCGCTCACACGGAGAACAGCATGGAAGCGATGTTCCATGCCCTGCGGAAGACGCACTTCGTCGGCCCGTTCATCGCATACGAAATGGTATGCGACATGCGGTTCCAGCGAAGCATCTTCATCACCGATCCGTGCGACGTTGACACGTGGGCGAACGTCGGCCCGGGAGCGAAGCGTGGATTGCGTCGTATCGGCAAGGAGCCGACGCTGTCCTCCATGTTCTCGCTGTGGAACCATGCCGCTGTCCATCAGTTGCCGGATAACGTGCGATGGCATCATCCGCATCTGTGGAAGAAGAAGCGGATCGCCGACCGGCGGCAGTACAAGGACTCACTCGGTTCGTTCGATGCGCAGTGTGAGATCTGGCCTCCGTTCGAGCTGCGCGAGATCGAGCACTCGCTGTGCGAGTTCGACAAGTACGAACGGGTTCGGCTCGGTCAAGGCAAGCCTCGCCAGAAATACGATGGCGTCGGCTCTCCGAACGCATGACATCACCAGTTAGCAGTCCAGCCCGATGCGGCTCGTTGTCGCATCGGGCTGAGACTGTTTTGATCTTCAATCATCAAGGAGAACCATGAACAGTATCGTAGTCCATATGACGAAGTGCAGTGATACGAGCATTCAGGCGTCGGCTCGTATCGCGAAGTTCCTTTCGCATACTCTCAACCTTCCGCTTGTCGACACTGAGGACAAACTGGCGAAGGTGATGGAGGATGTTTTCATCGACACGATCATCCTCGTCAACAGCCCGAGCGCCTTCTGCACGTGGCTCGATGATCTGGCCGGAGCAGTGAACGAGTGCAAGAATTTCGTGTACGTGATGAATGACTACACGCTCTACACGCCGACGCAACTGAGGACAGCGCTGTTCGAGCGCGAAGCGAAGGGCGATCTGCCGAGGCTGTTCACGTGGGCGAACATTCCGAAGATGCCGCCGAACTTCGCCTCTCGCAAGACCTATCGTCACATGCTCCTCCCTCCGATCGACTATGTCGATCTCAACATGGTGACGTTCTCGGAGATGGCGGAGGCGAAGAGGCCGAGGCCGGACCCGGTCCCGGGCCTGTTCTACTACGGAGCGTTCCGTCAGGATCGTGTCCAGTACTTCAAGCGCTACTTCTCCTCCGATCTGTACCCGACGCTGCTCTCCACGACTTCCGATGGCGCTGTGCTGAAGTTCCGCGACGCCGGATGCAACTTCACCGCCGTGCCGAAGTTTCTCTCACTGTCCGAGATCGCCAGCTATCAGGCGAGCATCTACATCGAAGACGAGTTCACTCACTCGACGTACAACTCTCCGGCGAACCGGTTCTACGAGTGCCTCTCCGCTGGCGTACCGCTGTTCTTCGATCGGTCGGCCGTCGGCACGTTCCAGACCGCCGGATACAACGTGGATCGCTACACTGTCGCGTCTGCCGCCGATGTTGCGAAGCTTCTGCCGATGAGCGAGGAGATACGGCAGGAGCAGCAGGCATGGAAGAAGGATTTCACTTCGATCCTCGCTGCTCGCGTCCGCGAACTGTGGACCGGAGTGACAGGAAAGGAGAAGCTATGACGCTCGGGACAGTGATCAACGTGAGAGGAACGAACGGAGCAGGGAAGACCACGATGATGGTCGAGCTCGCCGAAGTGATCAAAGGCGAACTGAAGCTGCTCCAGGTGGAGAAGGAGCGATGGGCCGTTCCGTTCATTGCCGACGATGACGGCAAGGTCGCCATCGTTGGACGCTACGACAGGCCGACTGGAGGATGCGACGGCATCAGGCCGATCCATCGCATCTATGAAGCTGTCGATGAACTGCGCGATCTCTATCGCATCGTTCTGTTCGAAGGTGGAGCAGTCAGCGACTCGTTGCCGAGATGGCTCCGTCTCGCTGATCGCGGGCCAGTCGTCTTCGCGTTTCTCGGTACGCCATTGAACGAGTGCATCAAGAATCGTTCTGCGCGCCGGCAGAGACACGGGCGGATGCTGTTCCGAGAAGGTGACAACCGGATTCTCAAGGACAGATACCACAAGCTGCTGAAGCAGCATGAAGACCTGATCGCTTCCATCGCTCGTGGCGATGAGAAGCGAGACATCACCGTGATCCGGGGCTCGTTCCAGTACATCGCCAACGAAATTTTCGGGCGGATCAAGTCCGTCCAGTAGGAGGCTGAATGCCGCAGACATACGACGTATCCAAAGAGAACACGAGACTGTTCAGCATCATCGGCATTGAGACATGCGGACACTGCAATCGCCGATGCACGTTCTGCCCTGAGAGCCATGCGCCGCGACCGAAGGAGATGATGGACGAGGCGATCTGGAACAAGATCATCCTCGAGCTGGCCGAACTGAAGTTCAAAGGCCGAGTGCATCTGTACTCGTACAACGAACCGCTACTCGATCCGCTGATCCGCCATCGCATCCGGCACGTGCGAGAGGTTCTCCCGCGAACGTCGATCGCAGTGTTGTCGAACGGCGATCTGCTTCGCGGACCGGAGGACATCGTGTCGTTGTTCGAAGCAGGACTGAATCAGTTCCAGATCAACGTCTACAGCAAGCACGACGGGACCGGCGATGCGGATCTCATCGCTGGCGGGATCGCCGAAGCACGGGAGCGACACGAGAAGTTCAAGGCATGGTTCGACGAAGTGCAGCGGAAGGTAGATCGCCTTCACATCGGCGGGAACATCTTCCAACACTGTGGCGCTGACTACCGTACCGTGAAAGCCGTTCCATGGTACGGATATCAGCCGGGTGATGCCGACAAGTCGATCCATCTCGGCAAGAAGAAGCACGAGGAGTCGATGCGGTACGCCATCGACAATCGGGCTGGAGCGATCCCGTGGTTCTCCAAGCCGCTGGCCGAGCCGCTGAAGGCCTCGTGCGTGAGGCCGTTCCGCAGCATGATCATCAACTGGAAAGGAAGCATGATCCAATGCTGCGACGACTACTACGGAGCCGGATCTCCCGGCAACGTGGCTGAGCGCTCTCTCGTCGAGCTGTGGAACGATGAGCGATATCACAAGCTGCGACTGAAGCTGCAGAACAAGGACCGGCGGTCTCCCCTGTGCCGTCAATGCAACTATCACGGAGGCTTCTATCGGTGGAACGTGCCGAATATTACGTTCGGTTCTCCGGAAGCCGACGAGGCCATCTTAGCGGAAGACTGGCTCTCAGCTGACGACATCGGGTACGGTCAGCCTTCCTTCATTCCGCTCACTGTCAGTTCCAAGAAAGCGAGGACATGATGAAGTCTGCGAGCGAACTTATCCACGAGGCCCATCGTCTCAGCGGCGGCGGGAAGCGTCTGTCTACGACCCGATCGCACGGTCTCTACTCTCGGCTGACCATACCGCCGTTCGAGAACGAGGAGTACGTTCGGGATACGATCAAGCGGTTCGACGACTTTGGCTTCGATGACAGCCCATCGGCGCTGGCGAAAGAAACCATGTTCGACGTCGGCTCGAACGTCGGCGCTCTCTGCTGGGAAGCATGGCGTCGCGGATGCCGGAACATCCTCGGCATGGAATTCAACGATGAACGGATTCAGTTCTGCAGGGACGTTGCCGAATTCCACGGCATGAACAAGTCCGGGCACGTTGACTTTCGGCAGGCAGACTTCAGGGTCAGCCTGCCGAAGATCGGCAAGGCGAGCGTGGTCTTCTGCTGTTCGGTTGATGACTACTTCGACGTTGATTATCTGCCGACGTTCTACGGATGGCTAGCCTCGCTCGTGGCGAAAGGCGGTCGGTGTTTCTTCGAGTCCAACATTCAAGGCGCGAAGATGGACACTGATGAGATCCAAGGTCTCCTGTCGTCGGCGTTCGGTTACGCTGATCACCTCGGCTGTGGTGACAGCGGCGGTATCTCACGAAAGCGTCACCTCTTTATCTGTGGAAAGGCGAAATGATCCATGAGAGCAAAGCTTCAAGAAGCGTTGAGACTGATCGATCAGTACGGACTGAGCGAGTTCGAGAAAGCGTGTGAAGTACTGCGCACGCGAGACGGCGGGAAAGGTCTCGTGCCGGATCAGGTCTGGATGGCCCCGACGGATGACGGTAACGTCGTTCGCGTGATCGGCACGCGGACGGATGATACCGGTTCAGTGAGAGCCGTTGTCGTCAAGTCCGGTCCGGCGATCTGCGCACGCATCATCGATCCGTCCCGGCGGAACTTCAAGGAAACGCTGATGCATCTCGGCGTCAGCGAGCATCGTGCGTCGGTCGCCGAGTATCAAGTCTTCGGCCAGCGAACGGCAGGGCGAGAAGCCTTGTCGGCGTATGTCGCCGCCAGCTTTCCTCGTCGTCATGAAGCCGAGGCGATCGCGTCGGCTCTTCGCAGCGCTGGAATCCGGGTGACGGCGCGATGGATAGATCTGGCGAAGGAACAGGGTTCAGGGTACGCTGAGCATCCACGCTTCACGAAGCAGGAGATGGCCGACCATGATCTGGAAGATATTGTCGGTGTGGATTTCGTCGTGGTGTTGACTGGCGATACAGAAACTAAAGGCGGAAGGCACAGCGAAGTCGGTATTGCGCTCGCTCTCAAGAAGCCGGTCTTCCTCGTCGGTCCGCGCGAACAAGTGTTCCACTACGCTTCGGGCATCGCGGCCGAGTACGCGTCCATCGATGAACTGAGGAACGCGCTTGCGGCTGAAACGTTCATGATGACGGTTCAGCGGTCCGGCGTTTGAAAGACGATGGTCCGCCCTGCCGCTGGCGTTTGAAAGACCGGCCTCCGAGCGGGCTCCCGCCTTGGAAATTGGGCCCTCGGAGCGGGCTCCCGCCTTGGAAATTCAGGCCTCCGAGCGGGCTCCCGCCTTGGAAATTGGGCCCTCGGAGCGGGCTCCCGCCTTGGAAATTGGGCCCTCGGAGCGGGCTCCCGCCTTGGAAATTGGGCCCTCGGAGCGGGCTCCCGCCTTGGAAAGAGCGGCAGGGCGGCAGGGCTCCGCCTTGGAAAGACCGCTGGCCAGCGGCAGGGCGGCAGGGCCAGCGGCAGGGCGGCAGGGCCAGCGGCAGGGCGGCAGGGCGGCAGGGCCAGCGGCAGGGCGGCAGGGCCAGCGGCAGGGCGGCAGGGCCAGCGGCAGGGCGGCAGGGCCAGCGGCAGGGCTCCCGCCTTGGAAATTGGCCCCTCCGAATGGGGCTCCGCCTTGGAAAATGGGCCCTCTGAATGGGGCTCCGCCTTGGAAATTGGTCCCTCCGAATGGGGCTCCGCCTTGGAAAATGAGCCCTCCGAGCGGGCTCCCGCCTTGGAAATTGGCCCCTCTGAATGGGGCTCCGCCTTGGAAAATGAGCCCTCCGAGCGGGCTCCCGCCTTGGAAATTGGCCCCTCCGAATGGGGCTCCGCCTTGGAAAGACCGCCAGCGGCAGGGCTATTACAGCGTCCGGGTCGGGCCAGTATGCGGTCTAGGCGCGACCCGGACTCTGTAATGGTCGGGGCCAGCGGACAGGAAGGACAGAAAATGCTGCTATACGGAAATGCGGTTGAGAAAACGGTAGTCGTCGGCGAACTTGCTATTCGGTACCGCTGCTCTACGTGGAGAACGACGGTCATCGCGCACGCCGAGAAGAGACCTGTCGGTTTCATGATCATCGACAGCGGGCCATACTTCGACTTCGGGTTCGTGCGGAGAATCTCCGTCAACGAACGTATGCGCCGACGGAAGATCGGCACGACGATGTTCTTCACCATGGAAGAGGAGATGCGGAAGCTCGGCGCTTTCGGGTCTCTTGGAATCAGCTTAGAGGAAATGATCTCGCACTACGGACCGGAGGAGTGCGTGACTGAGTTCATCGCTCACATCAACTGGACAAGAAAGGCTTGAGTGCATCATGGAACTGCTGGCGTACTTTCAAAAACGACGTTCTCGCTGGTCGTGTCGTCCGCATCATTGACGGCTTCGTCTGTCAAGATGCCGTGCTGACTTGCAACGATCCGGAGATGTTCTTTGATCAACTATTAGGTTGTCTTCAGTTGCCGGAAGTGGTAGAATACACTCCCATCAGCGTCAGCATCTGTTTGCAAACCGACACAGCGTATGTCTTCATGAGAAGCTCGGAAGGAGCCGATGGCTATGAACCGCAAAAAGGAATGAATGGGTTGAGACCGCTGTGCTCGTCGGGATCATAGCTGTGCTCGGCGCAACGACAACAATGATCTTCATCAGCGTGATGAAGGTGATCTTACAGTGAAGTGAACAACTTGAAGAGGAGTGTCTGTCATGGGATCTCAGCTACGAAGAGGCGAGTATCGCAAGGCGAGGTACGGGTTCTGCTGTCAGTGTGATAACTGTCTCGATCATCAGGGGCACGGTAGTTCACTGGATCGGTTCATCAACGTAGGCGAGCAGTACATCCACGTTCGCATCCACGACGGCAAGAAGTGGACCGGGCGGAAAATGAGGGAAGATCACTGCGATCTGTTCTCTCACCAGATCGCGAAGGCCCCGAAGCGAAAGCGTATCTCTCAGCGGAAGTACGACCGGCTTCGGCGGGAGCACTGGAAGGCTATCGGCCTCCTCGTGCAACTCATCGACGACATTTCGGCCGATCGGCTTTCTGGTCGCGATGAGATAGCAGGCAAGCTGTCTCAGGTCGTGGTCATGTCCGGCTTTGAACGTGCTCCCACGTGAGAGGACTGCGATGCCGGTCTACGTAGACAATCTGCGCTCGTGGGGCTTCGCCATCCGCGGTCGTCTCGTGCCATCGTGTCACATGATGGCCGATACCTTGGAAGAGCTCCACAAGATGGCGGACACGATCGGCCTGCGAAGGCCGTGGTTCCAAGACAAGCCGAGCGGATGCCACTACGATCTCACAACTTCCAGGCGCGAGCAAGCAGTGGAAGCCGGAGCCATCGAGATCGAACTGCTCTCCAACAAGATCGAAGAGTGGCGGAGAGTGATGAAGGCTGCGAGACAGCAGCATAGGGATTTACATGCTCACACGTGACGTCACACTTCGCGGCCGCATCATGGCGTACATCCCGCTCGCGCCCGACGATCCACGGAACTCGTCCTGCTGCATCTTCGCTGTTGTAGCAGTGCGGTACCGATCTAACGGAGCGACGCGGTACGTATGCGTGTATGTCAGCGTTCTCCGTCGCATCATAGAGATCGACGTAGGCGAAGTGAAGACGTTTCACTTGGACGGTGTGAACTTCACCGTTCGTGTTCATGCGTTACATGATCACTTAGTTCGGTTCGCAATAGAGGCTCCTGAACGGATCAAGCTCCGGCAACTGAGAAACTATTCGCCGGAAGATCCGCGATGGGTCGACATAAGGGAAAGGCTGAAATGAGATGCTACAACGGATGCCCGGATTCGGCCCTCCAAGCGCTGCTGGACGCTAAGAGAAAAGCGCATGAAGAGCTGAGAGCCGTGGATCCCGGAGCGCGTGCGACCTACTTCCCCGTGGAGGAAGAATGGTCAGTGTGGAAAGATAACAGGCAGATCGGTTCGTCTAGCCCGAGCCTGTTCGCGGCGATCAACAATGCAATCACCATTTTGAAGAAACAGAAGGATGACAGCGATGGCTGCTAACACCGTTCGAGTCGAATACTTCAAGGCCTCCGGAAAATACTACGCCGAGGCCGCATACGATTCCGATCACGCCGATCTATGGGACGTGGTCAAGGAATTCAAGGAGAGATGCCGTCGCGGTGACATTCCAGGGCTGTCCGGCAAGAAGCTGCACTTCACCGCGATCGTGCGGGACAAGAGCGACGTGCCGATCCTGATCCGGCCCGACGATGAATGGCATCGGCTCTCACTGCTCTCAGCCGAGAAGCTGCTCCACGAGATTGCACTGAGCAACGGAAGCAAGTTGGATCTCGATCTTCATCAGGTCCACGTGCTGGAAACACTGGCGTATCACCTGAGCGACCTGAGTGAACTCATTGAGAATTACAAAGCATTGGCGCAGCAGGCGACCGATGCCTACGGATCGCTGGAATCCGTAGTGAAGAACATCGACAGCGTAGAACTCCAGCGGGTTCTCACAGAAAGGCCAGAACATGAAGCGCAGAAAGTCAGTGAAGCGGACGAAGCGGAAACCATCGACCCGATCTCGCGGATCCGGCGGCTCTCCGCAGAAAGACAGGATGACTGAAGACATCGAGAAGCTGTCCAAGAAAATGGCGGCCCAGATGCTCGGCGCTCTAAGCCGAGATGACATTGAGAACGCGAGAGCGTATTCACTGGACGGATACATTCGTGTGCCGATCGTGGCTCGCGTGACTCCGGCTCCTGCCGCCGATGCTTACAATTCGCGCAAGAATGAAGAGTTCGCGCGAGCGTACGGAGCCGGACCGGGTCGCGTCGTCTCGGGCGATACGTTCCGCGTTCTCGCTCTGCTGTCCGACGAGCGTGTTCGGCAACTGAAGACGGAAGGCTTCAATGACCGGCACGATGACAAGCATACGTTCGAGGATCTCGCTCGCGCGGCCGCTTGCTACGCGATGCCGGGTCACTTCCGCGCGCTGCTGGTCGGGGCTGGCGGCGGGAATCTTCGTCGTACTCTATGGCCTTGGGACGAATCATGGTGGAAGCCTCAGTGCCCTGGAAGCACGATGCATCTTCCTCGTCACATGCGGATCCACGATCTCGTGAAGGCCGGAGCATTGATCATCGCGGAGATTGAACGATTGATTCGCCTTCAACGGCGGGAACAGGCTGACGTATGCAAGCTACAGCGATCCGAAGTCGTGTCACAAGGACGGAAACGCCCGACTACACGCAATGCGTCGGCGAAGAATCGTGGATCTGCGAGCAAGATCTCCAAACGAAAACGGTGATCGTTCGGCGCGCGTGTTCTCGCGGCGTCGATGGGAACGTGTATGTTCACACCGAGCCGATCATCATGCTCAAAACCGGACCCGGAGTGGGCACGTATGATCTAGGATGCACGCTGTCCGCATGGTTGAAAGGAGTGGACAGCTATCGCTTGTCAAAGATGAGGTACGGTCCGTGGATCGGTCAGTACGATCTTCGGTGCGCGTACGTGAAGACTGATTGTGTCGTCGTGTTCGCCGAGTTCGCCTGCCTGACCATCAGTGAAGGAGACCGATGGTCACAGATCGAACTGGCGAGTTTGTTGATTCACAAGTGGACAAACCATAATCTCATGAGAGGAAGGATATAAGCATGTCGTCTACGATCCCATTCGTTCTGCTGTTCACCCTGCTGCTCGCTGTCACTGCTCCGTTAGCTTGGATCACGATCAAGGTGATCCTCATCGTCGGCAAGAGCGCCGTTGAACGCGTCGCCCGATGGGCCGCCGAGAAGTCGAAGGAGCAGCAGGCGATCTACGATGAGCGCGAGCGGCTGAGGCTTCGCCCGAAGCTCACGAAAGACAATGCGGTCTTGATGAGTGAGCTAGCGTTCTTCATTCAGTCGGTCTGCGAAGCGATGCCGAACTGTGTCAACGGCCGCATTGCGAAGGTCAGCTTGCGGCATATGGCGTTCGAGATGTCATCAACGAAAGGAACCGTCCTCATTGCCGATCGCATCGCCGACAACATCATGCACGCTGTGGATGAGGAGCTGAAGATCTTCGGCCGGATTCGCGTTCCGGCGGTTCCAGCGACAGCGGCGGATTTCAAGTCGGCTCCGAATCTCCAGGAGATACCGAATAAAGTCAGGCTCTTCGACACGGTCTTCGCATGGGTCTGCTCTCTGGAAGTCGGCGACAAGGGAGTGCTGACTTCCGAGCAAGTCCTCGGCGTAGTGAAATCGGCGCTGGACGTGAGGTCGCAGCTGCGCTCCAGGCTGAGCGCGATGAGTGACGTCACCGACGAGAGCCTGCTGGAAGAACTTGCTCGCCGGATTCGCATCTGTGACCTGACTTGCAAGATGCTCGACATGTCGGTCCACTCGCGCGGGCAGGATATCGACGTCGCTCTCGTGCGAACGTGCAATCAGTCGGCAGCGTATGTGAAGATGCTAGACAAGCTCAATGAAGCGGACGTTCCGTCTTTCCACGGCGAGCGCGAACCCAACCGCGCCGTGCGAGAGCTCTCCTGCCTTATTGCCGACTACAAGCTGCGCGTCGGGGATACGACCGAAGTGAAGCTGATATGGAAGTCGCTGGTCGCGAACTTCCGTGCGCCGAACGCCGAGGAGAAGTCGTATACCGTCTCGCAGATGGTCAACGTTCTCGGGTGCGAGTGGAAACACTTGAAGATGATCTTGGAAAGCTTCAGAGATGTCATTGGAGGGATGGGGCCAACCGAACTGAAAGACCACGTTCTCAGTCTCCGCCGCGATCTCGCTACCGCGCAGTCGAAGCTGGCGTATCTCAACAGCGGATCGAGCGCCATCGTCAAAGCACTGCTTCTCATCGAGAAGGAAGGCGGGACCATCTGTCGTGGACAGGACGTTCGCATGAACGCCGCCGGTCTCGTCGATGTTCACGAGATCCCGGGCACGAAGTTCGTCACCGTCGTGCCGAAGACCGGCGGGAAGATGGTGACGAGGCTGGAAGTCGGCGGGGAGCCGGATGGCATTGAGGTCAAGCCGAAGAACTAAGTATCCGTAGTGTCCGTAGTGTCCGTAGTGTCCGTAGTGTCCGTAGTGTCCGTAGAACATCGTAGAATCGTTTCTCATACACGAGGAGTCAACCATGCCAAGGAGAGGTCCACGAGGCCCGAACGTTCCCAAAGGTCATCTCACTGCTGCTGAGAAGGCCGCGCTCATAGCGCGATACGGCGGACCGCCGTATTCGATCGAAGGCGCTCTGAAGAAGATCGGCAAGAGCGACAAGACTCTACAGAGTCAGTTGGACAGCTGTCGCAGGAAGCTGGGCGCGAAGAACAGAGACCATCTGTTCGTGCTGGCGCTGAGGCTTGGATACATCAAGCCGATCCATCAGCATGAGCTGTTCGGCGATGAATACGAACTGGAGCCGGATCCGGATGATCCCGTCGCTCCGTCGGTCGCTCCGTCGGCTCCGGAGCCAAAGAGCTCATCATCGTCGTTCGCCGATACGACCTTCCATTCTCTGAGAGGATCCTACGAATGAGCCCGAAGCACACTCATATCACTCACGACCCGAACGACGACTGGGCCGAAGTCGAACTGTTCAGATGGCAACATGGAGACCTCCCTTCGCCGGAGGACAGGAGGCCGCTGGATGTTCCAACGGGTCTCCGCAAGATGGCCGACGCTATCGTGCTCGGCGACCGCGCGAACTTCCCTTCGCCGCATAACGTGGTCTCGGCTCTCCGGTACGCTGCGAAGAAGCTGGAAGAGAAGGCGAGGAAGTCATGACCGCAGAAGCAATACCATCACCATCTCAGGTCGCCGAGTTCTCAAGTGGCTGCACGTTCGGCTTCATGCTCATCATCACGCTGTGCATCGTGGTGATGGCGTTCCACGTCGTGTCGCTGGTTCGCAGGGCGAACAGAGTCCTCGATCTGCAGGAGAAGAAAGCACGGATGGATCTCGGGCTCAAGGATGGCGAACGCATGGCGATAGTCAAGGATAATGAGGACGTCAAGTTCTCGGTGCGGAAAGGCTACGCTACGAAGATAGTCAAGATGTGATCAAGTACTGTTCTTCCTTCACGCTTTCTCTGATAGAGGAATCATGAACGAATCACAATTCTCATCGTACATCGGGTCGGCACTGAAGACAGCTGGCGCGAAGGTTCTCAAGCTCCACGGACACGCGATGCAAGCGGCCGGATGGCCCGACACGTATGTCTCTCATTGGAACTGGAGAGGATGGGTGGAGTTCAAGGTTGGATCGAGGAAACTCACGCCACTTCAGTTGAAGTTCATCGGTGATCTGAACATTCGCGGGGATAATGCGATCGTCATGCGGCTGGACTCGGCTCGTCATGTCATTGAAGTCTCGTACGTGGACAAACGGTATGAGATCGTCGGTCTCGGGAAGCTGACTCTCGAGTCGTTTGACATGGACATACAGACGAGAGCATCGCTGTGGGCCATCCACAAATGGACGAACATTGATGGCGATCCGCGTAGAACACGACGACCGGAGGACGGCACAGCGGAGAAAAGATGAGAAACGGGCATTTCTCGGCGGTCGGAAATGGTCCAAGTATGGGCCGGGGAAGAGTTGCAGTGAGCGCGCTGGCGGCAGTCGGCTTGAACCGGCAGAAGATATAAGATTCGCAAATATCTACCACGTATAGCCCATTATTGTATTTATTCAAATGCCCAGTAATCAGTATTAGGGTACACTCAGCGGAATCGTACAAGCTATATACAGGTGACACATTACAACTCTTGTATGGCCCATGTATGGACCATCTGAGAGTACCCTGCTGCAAACACGAAGAGAAAGGACAGCTTGCGTGAACATCTTCAAGGACGCGAAGAGCATACTGGATGAGGCGAAACGCATCGAGCAGTATGAAGAAAGACGGAGATCCAGGAAGTGTGACTGGAAGGATCTTGCCGACGTTGCCGAGTACCGGAAAGATCAGCGATACGAGGAGCGGGAGAAGATCATCCTGTCGGTTGCTCCGGACAGGAAGTGCCCATCATGTTCTCGTCTCGTGATGGAGCTCAGCAGATGGGTCGTTTCGAAGAGCGAGAAGTCAGCATGTTGCCGATCATGCTGGGACAGGAATAAGAAGTCTCAGGCGATCGAGAAGCCGAAGCAGTTCAGCCGATTGATCTTTCGGCCGGATATTCGGTGCAGTATCGATCGGCTCGCATTCCTCGCAGCGAGAGAGGAAGCCGGGCTGACGCAGAGCGAATTCGCTCGTCGCGCCGGATGGAGCCGATCCTATCAGCGAAAGATTGAGGATGGCATCGTAGCTACAGTGACTGTCGACACGGCCGAGACGATTCTCGTAGTCCTCAGCGAAGCGAAGCTGGATACGCCAGACTATGTCACTGAATTCGCAGAGAACGTGATGGCCCAATGTGGGGCCATCGTCAGGCATCGATCTATGGTATAATACGCGGGTTGAGGGGGACATCGCGGAATCCACATGGATTTTGTGAGATCCTAATAAGGCGACCCGAGAAAAGTTGAAATGTGGCGAAGCGAAGGAAAAGCAGAAAACTCCGCGAGTGGCGGATAGATCCATCCGTGAAGAAAGTGGGATGCGGCGGACCTCCGCCCGAAGGACATCCTCAGCGATGTCAGTCTCACAACTTCCTCGGTCTTCAATGCGGCCGATGGGCCCTGCGAGGAACGAACTTCTGTGCGAGGCACGGAGGTCGCACGGCTCAACGGATCGCATCGGGCCGACACGCTGGACTGAGACAGGAACTGATGTACTATAGTAAGCGACTGGGACCGAAGCTCAAGCAGCTGCTCGCCGAGGCGGAAGCCGAGGGCGACGCACGACTGGCGTTGGAACAGGAGTGCGATGTTGCTCGGGTCATGGCTCTTCGTGCGATTGAGATGTACGACAAGGTCGTTATTGAAGACGGCCTGAAGGGAAAGAATCTCGATGAGGACCACGTGTCTCGCCTGAAGGCTCAGGCGACGATCACGCTGCGAGAGGCCTTGAACCATGTAGCTTCGCTGGTTCTCGCTTCTCATAAGGCGAAGGCGCTTTCGGCGAGTACGTTGGATGCGAAGAACGTTGACTGGGTGATCAGCGAAGTGGGACTGGTGATAGCCCGTCACCTTCGCGAGGACTCGCCAGCGCTGTTCGACAAGATCATGACTGACCTGAACAATATCAAGGTCATCGGCAAGGAAGGGAAAGCGAATGTCACAATCTCCGTCGACTGAAGGATCGAAGAACGAGAAGCGAGTCGGTCGTGTGCCGGTTCGCTTCGGCACGATGTTCCACGAGGCAGTGGAACGAGTGGATCTGTCTCGTCGGCCCATCGGCTTTCCTGAGCCGATCTATGACTGCGGACCGAAGGCCGCTCCTCGCGTCGGTCGCGAGACGATGTACGTTGGAGCGATGAACACGGCGACAGCGCCGAGCGTGATCAAGTAGTGAAGGACTGATACGAGGAGGCACAGCCGGTCGGACCATGTCGCGATTGCCGTCACCCGATCCGTTCGTGCCGCCTTGCATCAGCCTTTCCTTTCAAGACAGAGACAGAGAGCAGCAGTGTCATTCACCGGACTTCTCATCACAGTGTTCATTCTGTGGTTGATCTTCGGTGGACAGAGCCAGAATCCCGGATCATCGGGATCGTATCGCTACCGACGCGGTTCATCAGGAACGAGCAAGCCGAAGCCTCCGCCCTGTCCACCGCCGAAGACACTGCGCTCTCATGACAACGATACACGCGATCAGTTCGGTCAGCACTGAATCAGCGGCATCCGGAGCGATCCGCGTCGCCCGCTGCTGGAAGGGAATCATCCCTCTTCAGCGCGAGTGCGATCTCGCGGTCTTCCTTCCGCCGTTGAACGCGAGAGCAGCGTCTTCATTCCTTGCCGGTCTTCTGTCGCGGGCGATGGAACGTGGGGTCTTCGAGAACGAGGCCGACGCGGTTCTCATCACGCACAGCGCGAACAAGACCTATCGCACAGCGCTCGACTGGATCGAGAAACTGCGAATTCCGTACGCTGGGAAGCGGAACGTCGGCGGTCTGTCGGCGGTCAAGCTTCAGCGATACACGCTGTGGATCGGCGCTGCGAAAGATCTGCAGATGGAGGATCTTCCCTTCACCTCGCTGGATTGCGCGGTGATCTGCGAGGCTCACTCCGTCTCCTACGAGATTGCGAATCGCTTCCGGCAAGCTACTGAAGGCTCGGCGTTCATCGCAGTGAGTGAAGTCCCGCGAACGTTGAATCACTGGACGATGGATCTGCCTGAGAAGAAGTGTGTTTCTGCGGCCGACGTTGTCGCAGCGTACCCTGATCAGCGATCGAAGCAAGAAGAACTTCTGGCTGATCTGTCGAGAGCCGAGATCCAGCGATTCGTTGAAGTGCGGCCCGATGTCGTTGTCACGACGCCGCCGATCACGCGCTTTGCGAAGCGTCGGCTGTGGATTCGCACCGACAAGCCCGTCGCACTGCTGTCGCCTGAGCAGCAGGCGATGGTCGATGCTCGCATTGAGGGGTCGCCCGTACTGCCGTTCTACCTTAGTAAGCTGCAACGGCGGTACCTCGCCATGAAGCGTCTGGCCATCAAGCAGGGCAAGCGTCCACGCTTCCTGCTGCTGAAGTACCGTCGGGGCGGATTCACCACGTTGGAGCAAGCGCAGTCGTATCGGCTGTGCGTCTCGTCATCGCATGCTCAGGCGGTCACGCTCGCGCAGACCCGCGAGTCAACGAACCGAATCTTCCGCATGGTGAGTATCTTCCATGAGAAGGATCCACGGAAGCCTCGACTCGCGAACGACAGCAAGTCGTCGCTTGATTTCGCAGACAGCGGGTCGACGTTCTTCATCGGCACGGCGGGCGGACGCGGCTTCTCTCGTGGTGATACGCTTCAGCGCGTTCATGGATCTGAGGTATCGAAGTGGTGCGATGGATCGATGGAGCGCGTGGAGGATCTCGTTGCCGGTCTGTTGGGAGCAGCTTCGAACGGCGAAGTCGTGCTTGAGACGACGCCGAACGGATACGAGTGGTTCGCTCACACGTACAAGGAAGCGAAGAACGGAGTCAACGATTGGATTCCTCTATTCCTTCCGTGGTACATGGATCCGCTGAACCGCGTTCTTGTCGACAGCGCCGAAGAGCGACGCGACATCATGTCGCATCTCAGCGATGAAGAGAAGGCGATCATCGAGCGTGCGAAGCGAGACTACGGTCGTCGTATCGGCGCCGAGGAGATCGCATGGCGTCGTCGCACGAAGCGAGAGTTCGGCCGTCTGTTCGTGCAAGAGTATCCGGAGGACGACGTATCGTGCTTCATCACCAGCGGCACTCCGTTCTACAACAATGATCTGCTGCTCATCCTTCTTGAGCGATGGAGTTTCGTTGAAGATGTGAAGCAGCTTCCGGGCGGATACGTGGTGGAGTGGGAGCCGCCGTCGCCGAACGTTCAGTACGTTGCCGGATCCGACACGAGCGAAGGTCTTCCGGGCGGAGACCTGAACGGTACGGGAATCATGCGGAAGGACAACGGTCGTCAGGTCGCGGCGATCCACGGTCGATGGCGGCCCGACAAACTCGGCGAGCACTCGCTGAAGCTGGTGAAGCGATACAACGAAGCGCTGTGGGGAATCGAGCGAAACAATCACGGTCACTCGGTGATCCAGTGGGTGAAGGAGCACGGCGGATCGCGGTATCGCACCGATCAGCTTCACGGCGGTCGGCTCTATCATCACGGCGCGACGATGAAGGACGCGGGTCGGGCCGGATGGCCGACGGACGTTGTGACGCGACCGCTTCTCCTCGATGATCTATATGAATGGTTCGAAGTGGATACGATCGCTGATCTTTGTCGAGACCGGGAGTTCATGCGAGAGTGCACGACGTTCAAGCTGCAGAAGAACGGGAACTTCGAAGCCGATCCCGGCTGTCATGATGATACGGTCTTCAAGTGGGGAATCGCGAACCAGATGCGGAAGATCAACATTGCAAAGGCGACGTTCACTACTGGATGAGGATCATGAACGAAGATAAGACACTGAAGGCTTTTCGCGAAGAACGATCGGCGATCATGCCGAACCGCAAAGCACGACGGCGGTCGCAGGCGGAGCGAACGAAAGCTGCACGGAAGGCCGCGATCCGTCGGGCTCAGAAGGACGGCATCAAGACCGCGCCTCTCGCCATCATCAGCGAATCTGTTCTCGAGTACGTTGAACAGACGCTCGAAGTGGACATCTGAAAACGCATAGAGTGAGAGCTTGAGATGAGTACGAAAATCGTCATGTCCGGCGCTGGTGATACGCGAAAGAACGGCGATCACACTGTCGACGGAACCAAGAACGGCAAGCAGAAGTGGACTCGCAACAATACGGGTCAGGACTTCTGGATCTGGTTCCACGATGACAGCAGTGACATGTTCATCGACGGCGAGAAGTACTGGATCTCGTCGAAGTCCACGACCGCGTTTGATGTTTTCTTCGGCGGACCGGACAGTGAGTATCTCCGCGCTCCGGCCGATCCGGATAATGAAAATGTTCCGCCGAAGTTCGGCTGGACGGCGCACAACAGCGAGACCGCGATCCCCGATATCTGCACGGTGGATATCGAAGAGAACAAGCGCGGTCTCGTGCTGTCGTGCGGCGGAACGCCGGACCCGACCGGTCTCCTGTTCCGATGGAAGGACATGGCGAACGACTACGCTGTCTTCATTGCGGACGGCAATGGGTATCACGTCGCGTATCAAAGCGGACAATGGGAGCTGCGCACTGGCGTGACAGCTTTCGCCGGGACACTGCTGGCCCACTGTCTCGATGACGGCGGTATCCCGTCGATGGCCGGAGGATGGGAGCCTGACGGCGGATGGGACGGAGATGTCTTCGCAGTGAACGCATGGGAGTTCGGGTACACGACTGCTGCTCTCCCGCCGTTGTCCATCTATCAGTTTGATGAGTGGGTCGCGGATACTGGCGTAGTCGGTGAGGATCCGGGCGAGACGGCGCTGGACGTCGTTCAAGGGACCAGTCCGGGCCACCTGAAGATCGTCTTCCGCGATCCGTGGCCCGGAAGCGATCCGTTCACAGACGGAGCGCTGAACGTCGGCATCGTGTTCGACGAGCCTGAAGCGTTGACCGGACAGGATCGCACGTTGCTGGCTCTCCGCACTCGCGGTCAGATCACTACCATCGCAGGCAGCTACTCCGGCGCTGCGAAGATGAAGTTTGGCAGCGGCGGATCGAACATCGGTGGCGAGTATCCGTTCAATCTCGAATCTGGAGGACAAGACTGCACGAGATGGCTCACGCCGGACCTTTCTAACTTCCCCGCCGATCCGGAGCTCGACGCGCTCAGTGACCTCGCGGATATCCACGTGCTCATTGAGCCGGGTGGGAACAATACGTGTCTCAACGTCACGACGTTTGAGGTCGACGCGCGCTACTCATACTGGGCTTCACTCGCTCCCGGACTGGCTGATTACACGGTCTCGGGGAACGCGGTCGTCATCGAGAGTGGTGACACGACGCCGAGCGTGACTGATGACACGGACTTCGGGACGACGGACACTGGGGCTCCGGTTGCTCATGAGTTCACCATCGAAGTCGATGGCGGGACCATCACTATCTCAGGTGACATCGAGCTCAGTGGTGCGAACGCCGATCAGTTCTCCATCACTCAGCCTGAGACGACCGAGAGCATCAGCAGCGAGACCTTCACTGTCACGTTCAATCCGACGTCTGCTGGCGTGAAGACCGCGACGGTCTCGTTTGACGCTGGCGGGAACCCGTCGACTTACACGTTCGACATCACCGGCACGGCTCAGGTCACGATCCGCGAAGCTATCGTGTCGGGGAACGGAGTTGAGATCGACAGCGGCGACACGACTCCGTCCGTTGCCGATCACACTGACTTCGAAGAGTGTATCGTCGATCTCACCGAGGACCGAACGTATACGATCGAAGCCGGAGTGGACAACGAAGCTGCACTGAGTATCGGCACAATCACCATCGAAGGCGATGACGCCGATCAGTTCGAAGTTCACGCTCAGGTTGGCGACGCGACGCTGGACGCCGAGGAGACCACGACGTTCACGATTCGCTTCTCGCCGACAAGCGAGGGCGCGAAGGTCGCGACCGTTGTCATCCCGATGAATCGCACCGATGAGAATGGTACTCCGATCGCTGGCGATTTCGAGTTTGATATCGCGGGCGATTGCGTTCCTGTCCCTTCCGATCCGGAACTGGAAGTCTACGGGAACGACGTTCTCATCACGTCGGGCGACGCGACGCCGGATCCTGCGGACGACACTGACTTCGGGAACGTTGACTTCGGCAATAACACTGATGTCGTATTCGAGTTGAACGAGGCCGCTGGCCTTGAGCTGACTCTCACTGGAACGCCGAAGGTCGTTCTCAGTGGCGCGAACGCGGCCGACTTTGAAGTGACCGATCAGCCGACGAGCCCGATTGAAGCGTTCGGCGGCGACACGTTCACGATTCGCTTCACGCCGAGCGCAGTCGGCGTTCGATCAGCGACGGTGACGATCGCGAGCAACGATCCCGCCTCTCCGTTCACGTTTGCGATTCAAGGGACCGGACGAGCGTTCGTGCCGGAAGTCGCCGATGAGACGCTTGAAGTGTCGATCGCGAATGGCGATGACACGCCGAGCACTGAAGACGGCACGGACTTCGGTGATGTCATCGTTCACGCTGGCGGCAGTGAGCATACGTTCACCATCACCAATGCGGGCGAGGCGTCGGGCAACGTGACAGGGCCAGCTACACTGAGCGGGGATGGCGCATATGCGTTCACCATAACCGGTCAGCCCACTACCGACCCGCTGGCCCCGGACGCTGCTACGGACCTCGTAGTGTCCGTGGACCCGACCATAGCAGGAGTGGTGACTGCTACCGTGTCCATCCCGCACAGCGGCCCCGATTCGCCGTTCACGTTTGACATCACGGCGACTGGCGTCGTCGCGCCGGAAATCACGGTGACAGGCAATGGCGTGGAGATCGTCGATGCCGACGCGACGCCGAGCAGCGGAGATTGGACCGCGTTCGGGAACGTCTACACGAACACGTATGCGGAGAGAACGTATCGCATCACGAACGATGGATCCGGCGATCTCAGTGTCACGATGGCGGAAGGATCGGGCGACTTCGCAGTCGTTCACGGCGCGGGCGCTCAGGTCATTCCGGCCGGAGAATCGGCACTCGTCGTGGTCCGGTTCACTCCTTCCTCTGCCGAAGCGAAGACTGGAACGCTGACCATCACGAGCGATGATGAGGACGAGGGCACATACACGTTCGCTCTCAGTGGAACTGGCGTCGCTCCTGTTTCTGGCGGCGGCGGGAACTCTGCGAAGTCGAACATTCGCGTGAAGCGGAAGTTCTTCCCGATCCTCTCACCGGACTACGTTCATGATCTGCTTTCGGAGCTGATCCCGAACGACACTGTCGATGAAAAGGCGAAAGGAACCTGATGTCAAAGGCGTGGAGAATCGTGGGGTCGCTGCTCTCCATTCCCGGAGTGCGCCGTGCTATCGCAGGGTTGACCATGATCCTGCTGTCTGTCTTCGCCACGAAGATCGGCATTGACACGACGACCATCGAAGGATGGGGGGACGCTCAAGGATACGTGGAACAACTCGTCGGCGGCATCGGCATCGTGCTGATGGCGTCCGGCGTGATCAAGGCCCGAAAGGATCGGGCACAGAAAGACAAGGAGACCGAATCGTGAAGAAGATACCCATCTGCATCTTGGCGCTCGTTGCGCCGATGGCCCTGACCGGCTGTCAGGACCAGAAGACGGAGACGCCTCAAAGCGCTCTCCAGAAGAACACGGCTGACAACATCGGGCCGATCAATCTCGTTCTCGCCGTTCCGCTGAACAACGGATCCGGCGTGTCCACCGACCCGAACAAGACCATCGATGCCACGACTTCGCTGCTCGCCGCCGGATTCAAGCCGGACGGGAAAGGCGGTCTCGTCAAGAAGGCCGACGACGGCACAGTCATCGCTTCCATTCCGAAGAGCGAAGTCGACGCGATGAAAGCTGGCTCGCCGTCCGGACCGCTGAACATGATCGGGAACAGCTTCCAAGTATGGCTGGATCTCAGCGGCTCCACGAGCGCGTCCGCATCTGCGAACGCTGCACAGCGGGCTGACACGAAGACCGACGCATCGCAGAGTACGCCAGTCACCGTGCCGGTCACGATCAACGCTGCTCCTGGATCATCGGCCTCCGTCAACATGCGAACGGATAACGCCGCGCCTGGATCCACTGGTCCGTCGGGCACGACTGACTCCGGGTCTTCCAATTCGGGCGGCGGGGGAAGTCCGACTTCCCAGTGACATGCTCCTCGTCAGGGGTGACGAGAAGGCTCGCACGCGCTCGCGCGTGCGAGCTGATAGCTGCGATTGCGTGGATCGCACCTATTAGCTCGCACAAGAGGAACTGAAATGATCACGGTACTCTATGTCGACGGAAACGAGAAGCACAGTGCATTGAAGAATGCACTCCAACGGCAGAACGACGTCGAAGTGATCGTGGTCTCAAGCGAAGATGAAGCAGCAGTTGTTCTTCTATCGGAGGTTGAGATCGACGTCATCGTCCTCAGTGTTGATTGCGGCCCGCTGAGTGAACGGATATTCGGCCGCGCTGGCGACGTTCCAGTGGTCGTCGCCACTGGAGCGCCCGACCCGGAGGTCGCACGAGAAGCCGGTCGCATGAAGTCAGCCAGCTACATCCCGGTGGACATGCTGTCTTCGAGTGCCGGGATCTGCGCGATCTATCACGCGATCGGCCTTGCGGAAACGATTCACGAGGAGAAACGGAAAAAGCGGAGCACTGTCCGGCGGATGATGGAACGATTGGCGGACCATCCTGCTATGAAGAGGCCCCTCACATGTTGCGGATGATCAATGCTCTCACAAACGGCAATATCAACGCAGGACATACTGACTCTGTTCGGCATCATTACCGGCGCTCTCGGTGTTGTCGTCACGGTCTTCATCTTCGCATTGAAGAAGGAGAAGGCGGCGGCTCAGGAGATAGCGGCGGTCCGCGAGAAGATGGTCGGCCTTGAGAAGGACGTGAACATCTTATCGGAACGGCAAACCGCACTGAAGCAGATGGTTGAAGAATTGCTCAACATGATGGACGAATAATGAAGACCGGAACTCACATTCTTGATAAGTTCGGCAGGCCGTTCGCGCCGATCGAAGATGAGAAGAAAGCGGCTGCGCTCACCAAGTCGTTCTCTCCGGTCTCTTCGTTCCTGTCATCTCTGGTCTCCCTCAGCGCTCCGTCGCTGGCGAGGGCCCGAGACCCGATGGCGAATCACGCATGGGTATTCGCCGCGGCGATGATCCGTGCGACGAACATCAGCCAAGCGCCTCTCACGCTGTTCCGCGAGACCGAGGAAACTGAGAAGTCCCGGCAGGAGGCTTCGCTCAAGCGCCTCGGTCGATGGGATGGCCCTCAGTCCGGCCGTCGCCGAGCAGCAGTACAGCGGCATCTCACACGCGCAGCCAATCCGGCTCGCTTCCGCGGTGAGCGGATGAAGAAGCTTGAGCCGATGCCCGAGCATCCGCTGTCCGCTGTGCTCGACAGACCCAATCCGTTCATGACGAAGTCTCAGCTCGTGCAGCTTCTCGAGTTGTGGCTCTGTCTTCGCGGCGAAGCGTTCTGGGTCTTCTTCGATGAGAACGGAGAGCGTCTTCTCACCGACACTACGCCGATCGGCGAGATCTGGCCTGCGAACCCGGATCGCTTTGAAGAGGTCTTCGAGCCCGGAGGCGGTCGCCAGCTTGGATGGTTCTATCGCACGGAAGAGAACGACCCGATGGGCCATCGCGGACAGCGGATCCCGTTGGAGATGCATGAGGTTGCACACTTCAAGTATCCCAATCCGGTAAATCCGTTCCGCGGACTGAGCCCGATCGCGGCCGCTGCTTCCAGCATCAATCTGGATCTCATGGCGAAGGAGATGAACCGCGCCATCATGGCGAACGGCAGTGATCCGGGCGGCGTTCTCACCTATGAAGGCGAGATGCTCGATCCGCAGGAAGAAGAAGCAGTCCGGTCACGATGGGAGAACCGTCACAAGGGACCGACGAACGTGAGCAAGGTCGGGATCCTCTGGGGATCATGGAAGTATTTGAAGACCGGACTGTCGCCCGCTGATCTCCAGCATCTCGAGACACTGAAGTGGGATCGCGATGAGATCTTCGCTGTCCTTCGTGTGCCGAAGACGACCGCTGGCGTGACTGAATCTGTGAACTACGCCACTCAGCTTGGACAGGACAAGAATCTCTGGGACAAAGGTCTTCTGCCCGATGTTCGCCTGATCGAAGACACGATTGACACTTCGGTCCTCGGCAACGTGCAGGACAACGTGACGATCGCGTTTGACCTCAGCAACATCGAAGCGCTGAAGCAAGGCCTCGCCGAGCAGATTGACGCGGCGAAGAAATTGATGGCTGTCGATGCTCACATGCCGCCGGTTCTCGCTTTCGAAATGGTCGGTCTCGAAGTGCCGGAGTATCCTGGAAGCGATACGTGTTTCGTTGCTCCTCTTAACGTGTCTGTGGAGAAGCTGCTCGAAGACGAGGAAGCAGCGGAAGAAGAACCGGAGGTCGCGCCGTCCGAGACTCCGCCGAATGTTGATGATGAGGAAGAGGAAGACGAGGAGGAGCCGGAGGAAGAAGAGAAGCCGAAGGAAGAGGATGAGGACGAGGACGAGGAGGCAAAGAAGCTGATGCGAGGCGCGGTCAATCTGCTTCTGCCGCGACGCAAGCTGTCCAAGGCGAATCAGTGGAAGAGGTTCTTGGCGGTACAGACGACCATCGAGAAAGGAATGAAGCTGTCGTGGCGAGATTGGGTCGAGGGCGAACGCAAGCTGCAACTGAAGCGGATCCAGGAGGTTCTCGGCAAGCGGGCGAAGGCCTCTGTCGCTGAGATCGCCGCGAACATCCTCATCCCGTTGCCGGAGATGACGAGCCGGATCAAAGGAAAGTTCCAACCGAAATACTCCTCGGCTCTTGAAGCGACTTACAACCTGACAACTGAGGAACTCGGCGGCATCGTTACGTTCGAGATCGACGACCCGCGCATCATTGATAAGATGACGCGGAGACTGACCGCTCTCAGTACGTCGGCACCGAAGACGCTGCAGAAGCGATTGAAGAAGCAGCTTGTGGAAGGGATCAAGGCGGCTGAGACCATCGGCCAGATACGTGAGCGAGTGGCGCACGTGTTCAACGTAGCAGTGTCTACGCCGAAGACGCTCGCCATCGCTCGCACCGAATCGGCGTCGTTCATGAACAGCGTTCGCGAAGGAATGTTCGAAGCTACTGGCGTGGAAGAACTGGAGTGGGTGACAGCAGGTGATGAGCATGTTCGCGAATCACATAAGGTCTTCGGCGGGATGGCTCCTCAGAAGATGGGATATAACTATCTGTCGGCGCTCGGGCGGTCTGGCGAGGGAGAGCTGAAGTTCCCGGGCGATCCGGACGCGCCGATCGGTGAAGTGGCGAACTGCCGTTGCGTGAGGATCATTCCGGTATGATGAGGGACAAGTGGACAACTCGAACCGAAGGTGGTCGTACCATCATCGAAGTAGAAATGAGAACGAAGACCGGCATTCGCAAGCTGGCTTCGTCGTGCGGCGGAACTGTCGAAGAACTGAAGCAGATCAAGAAAGCTCTGGCCGAACGTGTCGGCCAGATACGCGCTGAAGGAGCGTGACATGAAACTTGAAGAACGTATCAAGGGACTGAAGTCGGTGGAGCAAGTATCCGATCCGGCGAAGATCGAAGCGCTCCTCAAGGATCGCGACACGAAGATTCGTGAAGCGACGCAGGAAGCAAAGCACGACGCGCAGACGGTCGTCGGCGAGGACGCCACCGGACGGATGTTCGTGGAGAAGCGCGTCACGAACTCCATCGCGTCAGGCTTCGAGATGCCGCCGACCGAGGATCTCCGCAAGCTGGCCGAGAAGCTCGGCATCGAGTGGAGAGCCGGATTCGAAGAGCGCGTCATCCCGTATTTCGGCAGCGATGAGCGCGTCGACCGGCACGGCGACATCGTGCGGCAGAACTGGAACTTCAAGGACTTCGCCAACAATCCCGTCGTCGCCTACTCTCATCAGTGGGACATGCCGCCGATCGGCAACTCTCTGAAGTGGGAAGTCGTCGACCGGAAGGACAAGGAGTACGAGGGCCCCGCGCTGTTCCTTCTCAATCTCTTCGTGCCGGGCGACGTCTACGCATGGGGCGATACGGTCTATCGCCTCGTGAAGTCGGGCTTCTTGCGAACCTCTTCCGTCGGGTTCTATCCCGGAATCATCCTTGACATCAAGGATGAGAAGGAGCGGGAAGAGCTCGGTCTCGGCCGATGGGGAGTGGTTCTCGAAGCGTGCGTTCTCGTTGAGCATTCGCCGACGACCATCCCGGCGAACACCGGAGCGTTCAGCCTTCTGCGATCGGCGAAGGCTAGCAACATGCTGCGGCCGGGCGATGCAGCAGTTGTACGAGAACTGACGCGGCAGGAGTGCCTCCGGTCCGGCTTCACTGCCGACGGCTTCCGGTCCAAGGACGCTGGCGTCATCGCAATGTGGAAGGCGCTGTTTCCGAAGTCCAAGCTGGAGCTCAGCGTCCACAAGAACTTGGATGAGCCGATTCTGCCGACGGAGCAGGAGATCGAGCTCAACTCCGAGGGCACGACCGCGCCCACGAATGAGGAGGGCAAGAAGGAACTGGAAGCGATCCGCGGCGAGATCACCGAACTGAAGGAATCGCTCTCGTCCATGGGAGAGGCGATCAAGGACATCCGGTCTTTGATCGAGGACAAGGCCGAAACGGAAGCGAAAGCTGGCGAAGAGGAGGAACAGGAAGAGCAGGAGGAGCAGGAAGGTAAGGACATGGAATTCATTGAGGACCTCACGGCGGCATTGAGAGCAGCGAACAGCTGCTCCAGCGCTTGAACATACCACAGAGTGGAACAGTGATTGAACAGAGATTAGAAGGCGACGTTAGCCTCCATTCAAACGAACCCATAGGAGATGAACTATCATGGCTCTCACGACTGATCAGGAAAAGATGATGAAGGAGCTGATGGCGGCTCGCGAGCTCTTCACTCAGATGAAGACTCTCGCGGAAGGCCAGCCGAAGCTGCTCGAGCGCATCAAGGCGCTTGAGACGTTCGACGAACGGTTCAAGGACATCGACCCGAAGAGCGTTCTCGCGAAGCTGGATCAGCTTCACACTGGCATGGAGCAGGTGAAGGCGAAGATCCGGACGAACAAGAACGCGCTCTTCATTCCCGGCCTGGAAGACGAGGCGGAGAAGTTCTCTCTGCTCCGCGCTTGCTGCGCCGTGAAGATGGGCTCGGACAAGGCGGCGTTCGAGAAAGCTGGCGCTGGCTTCGAATGGGAAGTCATCCAGGCGGCGATGGCGAAGGCCTCCTCCACCGGTCACGTCGTCGGCATCGGCACTCAGGGCGGTTTCTTCGTGCCGGATCAGGTGATCGCCGACGTGATCGCTCCCATCTACGGGCGCTCGGTCTTCGTTTCGCTTCTTCCCGGCGGAGCGACCCGCGTTTCGGTTCTCGACGGTCTCGTCGGCGGCACGACCCGCATCCCGAAGTTCAACGGTGGCGTCATCGCCTACTGGATCGGCGAAGAAGATGCCTACGTTGAATCGGTCGCGTCGACCGGCAACGTCAGCATCACGCCGAAGAAGATGGGCGTTCTCATCCGCATCACCGATGAGATGCGGCGGTTCAGCTCGTACGGATTCGAGACTCTCCTCCGATCCGACATGACTCGCGCTTCCGCTCTCAAGCTGGACTACACGGTCGCCTACGGGAAGGGGACCGAGAACCAGCCGAAGGGACTCGTGAATCTCCCCGGTGCGAAGTACTATCGCGCCGAGGATGGCACGGTCCTCACGCGGACGGCGGCCCTCGCCGTCTCCGACTGGGACGGCGGCGAACTGGACTTCGACGATCTCGACGAAATGAAGGGAGCGCTCGAAGACGCCAACATCGTGGAAGACGCCAGCGCTGCGATCATCTCGGCGCCTCGCTACTTCCGCCGCCTCAAGAAGATCAAGGTGGAGAACTACTCCAGCCAGACCTCGGGTCAGCCCTACCTCCTCGGCGCTCCCATGCTGAAGGACGAAACGCTGCGCGGTCTCATCGGCGCGTTCGACAAGTCCACCCAGATCCCGACCACTGCGAAGCCTGGAGCTTCCATCGGCGGCACGACGGACAGCACGAACGAGAAGTACGGCGACGTCTTCTACGGGAACTGGTCCGAAGTTCTCCTCGCCCGATGGGGCGGCATCGAGATCGAAGATGACGCCGGGAAGGGAACCGGCTTCATCAAGGATCAGGGCTTCGTCAAGCTCCGCATGTTCGCCGACGTCGGCTACCGTCACGAGGAAAGCATCGTGATCTGCCCCGACGCGAAGATGCGGGCCTGATCCACTGCTGCTCAGTCATCGGCCTCCTTGAGCGGGTCGCTCGCTTGCAGCAGGGCGGGCGATCCGCTACTTTTCGCAGCGGAATTCCGGGTCGTTACGGTTCATCAACAAACACGTTTCACTTTGGAGACAATCATGGTTCCTCTGCATCAGCGAATGGTCTGGGGCCTCGCTCTCAAGCCCCAGAACATCAACAACTCGGCCATCAATGGCGAGAGCATCGTCCGTCCGTGGGAGAAAGGTCGCCGTCTCATTCTGTGCCTGATCGGTGCAGCGATGACCACGAACGACGCTCTCACCGTCACCGTTCAGATGCGCCGGAAGGGGACGAGCACGTGGGACGCGGCGAAGAAGGCCGACGGCTCCACCGATCTCACCTTCACCGTCGCGAAGACCTCCGACACTGGCGTCCTCGAGAACGGCATGCTCCATGGCGAGCTGGATCTCTCTCGCCTTCAGCGGCCGTCTTCGTCGTATGAGTACGACGCGGTCCGCATCTCCGCCGTGAATGCCGCCGCGCAGAACGTCATCGTCGGTGCCGTCTATGCCATCGGCGATCTCATCGCCGAGCCGGACAGCACGAACGAGGCGCTGGAAGACCTGCTGGCGAAGCAGATCGACTTCGTGAACGCCTAATCTCAACGAGGCGGCGACTCAACGGTCGCCGTTCTCTATTATGGAAGACTTCAGAAAAAGAACTTTCGGCGACCCGGATCCAGTGCCGACGCCTGAAGTGCCGACAACGAACACTGTGATCGTGATGCTAAGACAGCCGACAGTCATCGTGAGATATCAAAGCAAAGGTGCAGTCGATGACAGATAGCGTTCCATCTACTCTCAACGTCATTCTCGGGTCTGCGCAGCCGATCGTTGTGATCGTCGTCGACGAGAACGGTGACAACGAGGACATGTCGACTGTGACGGAAGCGCGGTTCGTCATCAAGGCGACAGAGAACTCTGCTGCTCTGGTCGAGCGAACGGACGCCGACGGTATCTCGATCGACGCTGTCAATGACAAGCTGGTCATCGATCCGCCGACAGAAGAGGAGATCGAGGACCTCACTCCCGGCATCTACCTCGCCGATGTTGCTTTGAAGCGAGGCGGTGATTGGGTCTACACTGATCGCTTCTATGTCAACTGCTCTCTGCCTCTGTCCGCTGAAGGAGCCTGATCATGATCAGTATAGCTGAAGTGCGCGCCTTCCTCGGCGGACCGGTGAAGAACGAGGCTCGCGTAGCGGTCCTCAGTGCAGCTGTCGTCGCCGATTTCGAACGAGCGACTGGCGTCAAGTGGTCCGTACGAGAAGACGAGATCGAAGAGTTCATGCTCGAAGAGCAGCAGGATGAGATTCACATCTTCGCCTATGAACCGACCATCTCCAAAGTGGAAGTGTGGGAGAACGATCCGGCTGACGCTGTCGAGTTGGAAGAGAGCGAGTTCGTGCTGAGGAAGTTCTCGTTGACACGGCACTCCGTCCGCAGGTTGAACGACTACTTCACGCGGTACGTTCGCGTGACGTACGATTGTGGGCTCGAGGCGCTGAGCTCCGTCCAGTCCCTTGCCGATATTCGGCTCGCCCTGCTGACGGAGGTCCAGTTCCGCCTTGCGAGAGACACGGATTCTCTGATCCATATCGCGTCTCAAGGATTTCAAGGCGGATCGACGAGCTTCAAGTCGTCTCTCCATCATGACGCGTTCAAAGCAGCTGCGCAGAGATGGGCGAGGAGGCTGTAGTGGAGATCAAGATAACTGCTGCATCCAGAAAGGAGATCGCGCGCCTCAAGACGCAACTGGAGTTCAATCAACTTCAGTCGTTGCTGTTTCAGCGATTAGAAGTTCTCGCGTTGAAGACTGCATCGTACGTGATCAAGACTACGCTGTCCGGCAATCGGCTGAAGAGGCGGACCGGTGGACTGGCCCGGTCGGTGATCGGCAAGGCTGAACGTATGCGAGGCCTGCCGGTTATACGAGTTGGAGTACTGCGCGGTCCTAGCCTCGCCTACGCCGGAATACTGGAACGAGGAGGCACGATCGAGCCGAAGAATGCGAAGGCACTCGCCATCCCACAAGAGAAGGCGATGACTCCCGCTGGCGTGGACAGATATGGCGGACCACGAAACTATCCCGGAGAGCTCCGGTTCATTCCGTTTCGCGGAGGCCGCGTAGCAGTAGGTAGACTGGTGGACGCTGGAGAGTATGAAGCAGCGATGGAGCAGGGTCTGGAACTCAGGGATGTAGCTACGCTGTATCTCCTCGTGAAGCGAGTTCAGATTCCAGCGTATCACTGGCTCAGTGATCCTGTGAAAGAGTTTCTGCCGCAGATCGCGGCCGACATTGCATCGTTCGTGAAGGAACTGATACGTGGCGACAATACGAAATCCAGAGTCAATCCGCGCTAAGATCGTAGTGGCGATACGCGACGAGTTCAAGCGCGTCCACGGAGGCCGCTATAAGTTCGTCAAGCGCGGACCGGTCGTCTGGGCGAAGCACGACTTTCAGGCGTTCCCGTTTGCCGTCTGCTTCATGTTCGATGAGTGCGATCTCTTTCCGGATGAGAACGGCAAGAGCGTAGCGATAGTCGGTTTCGAGCTGATGGCTGCTATATCAGGCAACGATATTGACGATGGTCTCTTGGATGAAATGTTCTTCGATGTGAGACATGTGATTCGGGTCGCTTCAAGTTCGATTGATGAAGAGTCACAGATGCCGTTGATCACGCGAAGATTTCGCGACTTGAATAAGGCAGTAGAAGTCTCTGACTCCGATCGTGGAGTCCAGGGTCTCGTAACGAATGTGAAGATCGAATTCTAAAGGAGCTCTCTCATGCTTGGATTCCAGGATCCGTGGATCACCGGATCGCGTCTCTACTTCCGCCGCGATCCCATCAGCGCCGTGCGCCAGCCGATCGTCGACCTCGGCATCATCGAAGTCGCGTCTCCCACGCTGGAGCCGGAGAAGATCACGCTTCAGGATGCCGACGGCGGCATCAAGGTCATTGCCGATGAGCAGGTGATCGCCATCACCGAGAAGTACAGCATCGTCTGCTCGAACTTGAATCTGGACAACCTTGCGCTCATGTTCCTCGCCAATCCGGCCGGAGCGTTCACTCAGGCGGCGACGAAGATCAGCAAGAAGCACTACGCTCACGTCGGCCGTCTGCTGAAGCTGCTCGATGCGGACTACGACGCGGCGACGGTCAACTTCATCTTCGGCCTGTCCGCCGTTCTCGGCGTCACGACCGGCGCGGCTGTCGCCATCACTTCGGTGACGACCGGCACGAAGACGATCGTCGTTCCGGGCAACGTCGCTGCGAACTACAGCGATGGCGACACGATCCTTCTCTGGGGGACCAGCGACGCTGCGCAGCAGGGCCTCACGTTGACGGTCGCGTCGGCGACCTTCGACACGGATCACACGAACATCGTGGTCGATGAAGCGATCGCCGGATCGAATAGCACGGGAGGCAGTATCAACAAGGATGTCCTCGTGGAGGACACGGACTGGGAAGTCGCCTCGCTGGAACGTGGCATGATCCGCATGATCGACGGCGGAGCTTTCGATGCCGACGGCGCGATCTACGTTGTGATGACTCCTCGCGCCATCACCGGCAATCGCATCCTCTATCCGCAGAACTCCGTCGGCGCCATCAAGGGAGACGTCGCTCTCATCTGGTCGCGCGAAGGAAACACGCGGCAGACCGTCCGCGAGTGCCGGGTCTCCGTCACTCCCGCGTCCGGCGCTTTCTCGGTGGATAACTATTCCACCATGACGCTGGACTTCACCGTCCTCGCCGATCGCACGGCTGCGAATCCGGCCGGACGTCTCGTTCAGTGGGTGGGCGATCTGCCGACCGTCAGCTAATTGCGTTCAACTCGTAGGAGCGATTCTCATTTTGAAGAAGGCCGGGACTCTCGTTCGCTCCCGAGAGTCTCGGCCTTGGAGTAGGTTCACATGGCGAAGAAGGAAAAGGTTTCTGCTGTTGACGTTCTCTTTCCTGGAAGAGAGATCGTTATCATCGAAGGGAAGCTCTCAGCACGAGTCTACCCTGTCGGGTTCAAGCATGTCAAAGCACTCCGGGGGTCAGTTCTCCGGATCATCGACTCCATGATGTCGATGCCGTCGTTTCGTGAAGCTGCCATCAAGCAGGACTGGGCTCAAGCCGGGAAGATCGTCACTCAGGTTCTGCTCCCCGTCGTGATGACTGACCTTCTGACTGTCTTCGCCGAGTGCGTTCGCTTTGACAACAGTGAAGTCACCGTCGAAGATCTTCCGCACTACTGCATCCCGAAGCTCGCCGTCGCGTGGATTGAAGAGTCCTTCATCGGCGCGGATAAGCTGTCCCCTTGGATGGAGGCGGCAGTGGAGGTCGGCCGCCGCCTCGGCATCAGCGACAAGGAGACCTCGACCGCTCTCTCCAGCTTCTTCTCTCAGCCGGGCACTCAATCGCAGACATCACCGGCCGACAGCAAGACGGAATCCCCTACGTAGGATGGACGCTTCCTCAGTATCTGTTCTTCGTTGAGCAAGCTGCGAAGACGAAGAGGCTAGAGCAGATCCAAGCAGCAAGCGTGATGAGGTCCGCCATCGCAGCTTGCTTCGACAAAGAAGCTTCTCAAAAGCTGAACGCAGAGATAAAGAAAGAACTGAGCGATGGCTGAGGAAACTGTATCCATAGTAGCGACAATCGATGATCGCTTGACGAAGCCGATGTCAGGCTTCGCTCGATTGTTCGCTTCGATCGAAGCGAGAGTGACTGCTCTCAGTGCGAAGGTAGTTCCTCTCGGCGTCAGGCTCGCCGCGCTCGGCAACGTGCAGATGGCGGCAGTTGGGCGATCTTTCGCCAGCGTTCTCGGCGGATTCCGCGGGCTGAAGAATGAGGCGGGGAATCTCAGCAACAAACTGACTCCGTTGACGAGGCAGTTCGCCGGTCTCGTTGCCGTAGTCGCCAGCGCGGCCGCATTCAAGGGAGCCATCGCAGCTGCGGAACGGCAGGTGAACGCCGAACAGAGGCTTCTTCAAGCGTTGAAAGGAAGCAGAACCGAGCTCGAACGGATCAAGATCGTCGCCACCGATATCCAGAACTTGACGATCCGCGGCGACGAGGAGATGATCGAGATCGCTGCACTTCTGGTGAACGCTGGCGTGTCCGCCAATAAGCTAGAGAAGGCGATGCGCGCAACGGTGGACACTGCTACAGCGCTCGATCAGCCGATGGAATCCGTTGCGAAGTCCATCGCTCAGTTCGAGCAGGGACGAGCCGGACTTCTGGCTCGTCTCGTGCCGGAGCTACGGGATCTGGAAGAGTCCGGCCGCCTCGCAGCTAACGGACTGGATCTTCTCTCAGAGAAGTTCTCTGGCGTCGGCAGGGCGGTCGCAGCTACTCCGTTCGGCCGAGCTACACAAGCTGTCAACGCTCTGGGCGACGCTGCGGAAGTTCAAGGATTCAAGTTCGTCCGGATCAAGGAGCTTGTGTTCAAAGGACTGACGAGCGCTGTTGATCAGCTGTCTCGTTCCATGGACGGCACGTTCGGGCGAGTGGTCTTCAGGGCCATCGAAGGAACCATCGAAGGACTCTCCAAGCTGATTCCGTTCTTCGTGAAGCTCGGTCTCGTCATCGGCGGCATCAAGCTGTCGATGTTCCTCTATCCGTTCCTCATCTTCGCGACGAAGGTAGCTGCTATCACAGCAGGCATCTATCTCATCGGTGCCGGAATCAAGGCGATCTACGAGACCGTAGCGGACACGAACTCCGGCATTGGGGACATCAATACGTCTCTCGACGGCACGAAAGAGAAAGTTGAGGGCATCGAAGGAGCGTTCGCTACTGTTTCTGGTTCAGTGAAGGACATAGCGAAGGCTCTCTCAACTGGATCCATAGACTTCTCGGATCTGTTTGATATCATCCTTACGAAGGCGAAGCAAGTCTATCTCTACTTGAGAGGGTATCTGTTCGAGCCGGTCGCCAACTTCATTATCGGTCTCGGCAGTGTAGTCGGTACATCAGGGCTGGAGATCCTTCGCATCGTTGCCAATGTAGTCAAGTACATCGTGAACGTTATCGAGTTCGCGATTCGCGGAGTGATTGACACTGTCACGGGTCTCGTTGCCGATTTCCTGGCGAAGATTCCAGGCGTCTCAGTGGAGACTGCGAACGCTGTCAGGACTTCCTTGTCGGCCGATACGAACGAGGGATTCAAGGCGGCAGTAGCTAACGCGAAGCAGGCAGAGAAGGATATCTCGCAGTCCTTCTCCAGCGTGAAGAACTCGTTTACGATTGCGCTGGAAGAGGGCAAAGCAGCGTTCAAGAACACGATGATCGAGATCGACAATGAGGAGAAAGCACTGGCGGCTCGGCTCGCTGCGCGGGATGCAGCCAGACAGAAGGCTGACATAGACAAGTTCCGGGAAAACCAAAAGGAGAAGAAAGAGGATCTCTCCCGGGCCATCAGGGAGCAAGCGCGGCTGGAAGAGTCTCTCGCGAACCTCATCGCTCGCAGGAATGAAGCAGCGATTCGATCCGATGCCGAGATCAAGTTGAAGGCACTGGATAGCTCTCTCGACGCAAGGCTGATCTCGTTTGAAGAGTACCTGAAACAGCGCCGAGAGCTGGAACTCGCTGGAGTGGAACCGATTCTGGCGAGCACACGCGAGCAGATAAAGCTGGTCGAAGATCAGATCCGGCAGATGAAGGAGGGCAAGGAAGGATTCGTCGACGTTCGACTTCAGCTTGAGCAACTGATCCAACTGAGAAGGCAGGAGCAGGAGATAGCTACACAAGTCCTCGCCACTGATCAAGCTCTGGTGGAGGCCCGTCGATCGCTGGGCCGAGAGGTGATTTCTGATCTCAACAAGCAGTCCGAGAAGATTTCGGACACGATTGAGAAGGTCCAGCAGCTGTCTTCGGTCAGAGCCATCACTGCTTCTGTGGCCGACGCTCGCTTGGACGCGACCATAGCTGCTGCGAAGGAAGAGGCGCAGAAAGCGAAAGGACTGCTGTCTTCCCTCCTTGCCGATCCAGAGTTCGCAAACGATCTGAAGAACAGAACGGAGGAGGTGAATAAGTTCATCGCCGATCTCGAGAAGTCCACTCTCGATGCGCGCCGGCGGCTGGCCGAAGATGTGATCTCTGGGCTGAACGAGCAGAGGTCGAAGACAGCCGAAGCTGTGCAAGAGGCAAAAGACTTGTACGATTCTGGCGTCATCACCTTTACCGAATCCCAAGAGAGAGCGAAAGCAGCTGTTCTGCGGACCAGAGATGCGGCAGTCGAGGCGAAGGAAGCGTTGAAGCTTCTTCTCGAAGGAGATGATCTGTCTCCGGAACTGAAGCTGAAGCTGCTTGAGATCGATGAAGTCCTGAGGTCCGTCCAAGACAAGGTGAAGGGAACTTTCTCCACCGGCTTCTCCACTGGATTGCGGCAAGCTGTGGATGACTTCGATGATCTCGCCGTCGCTGGAACACGGCTCGGCGAGACAGTCGGGTCTTCTCTCACTGGTGGAATTGAGAACTTCTTCCAGTCGATCATCAGCGGATCGGCGAATGCGAAGACAGCTTTCAAGCAGTTCGCTGCCTCGCTTCTGTCGGATCTGGCTTCCATGATCATCAAGATGCTCGTGTTCCGCGCCATCTCGGCCGCGATCGGCGCATTCTCCGGTGGAGCAGGAGGAGCGGGGATCATACCCGGAGCAGGAGGAGCGTTCGGATCTGGGATGGGTCTGGCATCTGGCGGTCCGGTCCCTGGACCAGACGTTCGTCGTGACGTTATCCCGGCGATGTTGATGCCGAATGAATGGGTCATTCGGCGCGATGCTTCTCGCTACTACGGTGATGCGATCATGAGTGCGCTGAACAACAGGCTCATCCCGAGATCCATGCTTCTGCCGTTCGGCACGAGCTCTTCGGCCGTTCTAGGAAACGGGTTTGCCGATGGCGGTCGTGCTTACGGGACAGGGTCTTCCGGCTCTCCTGCTGTCGCATTCGTCGTGCCCGATGAGCAGTCGCTTGAGCGACTGCTGTCCGGCGGAACAAATTCCATGATGCGCTGGATGGAGGAACATGCGTCTCAGCTCTCCGCTGTGCTCGGCCAGCGCTGAGCAGCTATCCGCCTTGGAAATTGGGCCCTCGGAGCGGGCTCCCGCCTTGGAAATTGGGCCCTCGGAGCGGGCTCCCGCCTTGGAAATTGGGCCCTCGGAGCGGGCTCCCACCTTGGAAATTGGGCCCTCGGAGCGGGCTCCCACCTTGGAAATCGGGCCCTCGGAGCGGGCTCCCGCCTTGGAAATTGGGCCCTCGGAGCGGGCTCCCACCTTGGAAATCGGGCCCTCGGAGCGGGCTCCCGCCTTGGAAATCGGGCCCTCGGAGCGGGCTCCCGCCTTGGAAATCGGGCCCTCGGAGCGGGCTCCCGCCTTGGAAATTGGGCCCTCCGAATGGGGCTCCGCCTTGGAAAGACCGCCAGCGGCAGGGCGGCAGGGCCAGCGCCAGCGGCAGGGCCAGCGGCAGGGCCAGCGGCAGGGCCAGCGGCAGGGCGGCAGGGCGGCAGGGCACAGCGGCAGGGTATAGCGGCTGAAACGCTCCAGCGGACGGATACGCCAGCGGCAGGGCCAGCGGCAGGGCGGCAGGGCGGCAGGGCCAGCGGCAGGGCCAGCGGCAGGGCCAGCGGCAGGGCCAGCGGCAGGGCTCCGCCTTGGAAAATGGGCCCTCTGAGCGGGCTCCCGCCTTGGAAAATTGGCCCTCGGAGCAGGGCTCCGCCTTGGAAAACTGGCCCTCTGAATGGGGCTCCGCCTTGGAAAACTGGCCCTCTGAATGGGGCTCCGCCTTGGAAAACTGGCCCTCTGAATGGGGCTCCGCCTTGGAAAACTGGCCCTCGGAGCAGGGCTCCGCCTTGGAAAGAGCGGCAGGGCGGCAGGGCTCCGCCTTGGAAAGAGCGGCAGGGCGGCAGGGCTCCGCCTTGGAAAGACCGCCAGCGGCAGGGCCAGCGGCAGGGCTACTACAGCGTCCGGGTCGGGCCAGTATGCGGTCTAGGCGCGACCCGGACTCTGTAATGGTCGGGGCCAGCGGACAGGAAGGACAGAAATGACCATAGCACGATCTACCTTAGTTGCTGCTAATTCACTGCCGACGGTTCCTTCGGATCTGTGGTGTCCGTCTTCTTTCGCATCGCACGACTGGAGCGAGCGCCTGATCGTGCGGTCTTCATGGCTGACGGACATCGTTGGAGCCAGATCGTCGTCAGAGAAGCGCCGAGCGCTGATCGGAAAACCGTATCGGTCGGTGGATTTTCGGCTGGTAGAGAGCACAGAGACTCCCGGATTCTTCCTTCATCAGCTGATCAGGCGATCTACGGCACGGACGCTGACTCCTCTGTACTGCGATCGTGCCCATGTGACTGGATCAACGACTTCATCTGGAGACTCCGTTCTCACGCTTAGCAGACCAGCGGCCGACTTTCGCTTTCATCAGTACGGATGGGTTCTCCTTCACACGCCGACTCCTTCCCGTGCCGGAAGCTTCATCGTCACGTACATCGAGTCCATCAGTGGATCAACCATAACGGTGGATGGGACAACTGCGAATACGTTCGTTGGAGCAGCTGTCTCTGGAACTGTTCGCGCGATGCCGCTGATGGAGAGCCGCCTCTTGTTGAATGGTTCTGGAGCACTGAGAACTAGATCGTTCGTCAGCGGCACGATGCAAGCGTTGGAAGATGTCGGGGTTGTCGCTCTCGATCCATTGATCACTGCCGGAACAACTCCATCTGGCGAAGATGAGTACGAAGACCATCCGATATTCAGCCCGACCATCAACTGGTCCAATGGCCCCACGTTAGCGATCATGCGTGATGGCGAGACCTCCGATCTCGGGTTCGGGTACGTGCTAGATGCTCTCGGCCCGAAAGCGCGTCTGGCCTGCGAGATCAACGTTCTCAACCTTGACCGCACCGAGGCCATGAGAACGCTGAAGTTCTGGGACAGCCGCGCGGGCCGCGCGTTTCCATTTTGGTTCGCGTATCCGTATCGGCTTGGCTCGCTCATCGAAGTTCGAGAAGACGAGATAGACTTCGAGTCCACGGAGCAGACGTGTGATTGGTCATGGCTCGGACACGTGTATGTTAGAGGCGAAGACGGACTGCAGATCGCTGAGGTAGATTCAGTCAGCACTACGGATGGGGTGGACACGCTGGCCCTCGCAGAATCCATCTCCGTGCCGTCTCATGTATCACATGTCGGGCCCGCTGCGCTCAGCCGGTTTGACTCAGATGAGCTTCAGGAAGAATGGTTGACGGATAACGCGGTCAGCATGAACTTCTCCATCGTTCAAGTGCTGAATGATGGCGAAGTAGAAATCGGACTTGTCTAATGGCTGAAAACACTCTGGACACTGTGGCATCGTCTCGCTATGTGATGACACTAGCCTTCTCATGGGGAAGTGACACTTCTCGGCTCGCTGTTCACACTGACAGCGTGACTGTGGACAGCCTTCTATACACTGCTGCTCCAAGAATTGAAGTGGACTTCAAAGCGTTTGACGGGTCAATCAAGGATGCGCCGATCGATATCACAATGTGGAAAGGATACGCGCCAGCTAACACGATGCTCACCGGAGATCCGCATGCTCCGGTCTCTGTGGTCGTAGGAGAGTGCGACCCTGCCGACATAGCAGGAACATGGCGACAAGTGTTCCGCGGGTTCTTGATGAAGTCTGTCTCGCGATCGCAGGGGAGAAGCGATCTGGTTCGCATGACGTTCGCGAGCCATAAAGCGAAAGCGAATATCCCACTAGGGATCATCGCTACCGGATCATGCGCTTGGACTTTCGGTGATGCGAACTGTCAAGTCGATACTGATGCGTTGAAAGAGACCGGCACAGTGACTTCCATATCAGGATCGACGATCATCGTATCCGGCATAACCACTTCATCCGCCTATTGGCATCGTGGATGGATAGAGCGGGATGGCGTGCGACTTCTCATAAGGACCCATGCTTCTGGGACGACTCTCGATCTGATCAAAGCTCCTCCGGCCTCGTGGCTGAATGAAGAGGCAGAGCTGACTCCAGGATGTGATAAGGCGCTTGAGACATGCCGCGAACAATGGGACAACGAAGAGCGGTTTGCTGGGATTGGTTTGAAGATGCCGAGCTACAATCCTCTGTACGAGAGCCCCGAATAGCTCTTCAGCGGGCCGTCGCTCCATGGATCGGAACTCCTTACTTCGCCGGAGGAGCGAAGCTCGGGAGGCGCGGAGGAGTTGACTGCATCCGATTCGTGGTAGCTGTCATGGATCAGCTTCACGGAACGCGAACGTGTTCTCCTCGGTTGCATCCGTCCACTGCGATGCACAATCGCTCCGCAGCTATCCAGACTGTGGCGATCATGCGGAGAGCTTGGCCTATGAGGAGAGTTCATAAGGATCTCCAGTACGGAGACATCGTCGTGTGCCGGATCGGTCGCGGGCCCGGACACGTTGCGATCGCTGGATGGGATGCCTGGACGTTCTGGCATGCGCAAGAAGGAATCGGAGTGTGCAAAGCGTCAGCGCATTCTCTCGGCATCGTAGAAGCAGTGTATCGGTCTTGTGTAAAAGATAGTTGGAGATCGTGATGATCACACTAGCTACCATCGGCACTCTGGGATTGATCGCGCTCGGCGGGATCTTGTCCCTCGGTGCATCCTTGATCACAGCGTCTATGCTTCGTCGTAAGACGGAAGCTCCGTTGCCGGAAGAGTCCAATCCTCTCACGCAGAGAGGATCGTTCGTTCCTCTGATCATCGGCCGAAGAAGAGTCGCTCCGGTCTTCGCATGGGTCGGAGACCGGAAGGTGAAGAAGAGCGGAGGCGGAGGCGGGAAAGGCGGAGGCGGAGGCGGAGGCGCCGAGACCACGACGTACCGAGAATCGGCTTGGCATGTTCTCGCCGTCGGGCCTCTGTCCAGACTGGACAGGATCATGCAAGCTGGAAAGCAGATCTGGCCTAATGCCGATGATCCAATCGGCACGTATCTCGATCCGTCGACATCTCCCAGTGGAACGACGGTCGTTGTGAAGAAGCACGGCTCTTTCAAGATCTACTGGGGAGAGGATGATCAGCCGGTTGACGATGATCTTGCGGAGTTCATCGGCGTAGCTAGTCGCTGGCCGAAGATCGCCTACGTTCTGTGGATCGGCAAAGCGCTCGGCGGACAGCCGACTTGGCCGACGCTTTCGTACGACATAGTCGCAGAAGAGCAGTCCTCTCTGGTCGATGCCGATGGATGGATATCCGCTTCAGTCGGGGCTGCTGTCAGCGCGATCCTTCGCCCTGCTGATGACATCTCGTCTGACTGGAAGCCTTACAACTCAGCAGCGTACAGCAGGATCGATGATGAGGTTGAAGATCCGTCCGATCCCAGCGATGCTGACTATCTGTTCACCTCCGGTGTTCCAGGAGCGGATGCAGAATTCCTGTTCTCCGCTTTGAAGAGCGTAGATGAAGTGTCCCAGATAGTAGTGAAGATCCACACTGTCACGATCGGTGGCGGCTCTTACACTGTCAAGCTGAAAATCGGTAGCACGTATACGAACGCGCAGACGGTCTCATCTGGCGAAGACGGATGGGTGGCGCTGACCTTCAATGTCAGCTCAGACGCGTCGCTGTTCCCTGCTACGTATGCCGAGATAAACGCTGTTCGAGTGAAGATCGAGTACGACGGAACCTCTTCAGCTTCTTCGGCTCGCATCGATGCGATGTACCTGAGCGTGACCTACACTCCGGTCCTGGAAGATGATGGAGTCAATCCGGCGCACGCTCTCTGGCAAGTGCTCACGTCCCCGTATCCATACGGATGCGGAATCGCGGAGGCAGAGTTCGACAAGGATTCGTTCGAAGACTTGGCGGCTCTGTTCGCTACCGAGACTCTCGCCTTCAACTCAGCAGCTACCGAAGGATCGGAAGCTTCCAAAGTCATCTCCGAAATGCTGCTCGATTGCAATACAGCGATCGTCATGAACTCGGGTCTCTTGTACGCGAATCCGTATCGAAGGCCGGAAGCTGGACAGGTGAAGATTCTCACCGACGACTTGATCGTTGGGCCCGACATGGAAGTCACAGTCTTCACCGCCGAAGCAACGACAGACAACATCGTGTTCGTGTACAAGGACAGGGCGAACGGATTCAGAGACACTGATCACGCAGTGAGTGACGACTCCCTTGCCGACATGCGCGGCGGACCCAGTGTCCATCGCGTCAACATGATGAACGTCATCGACTCATACAATGCTGCTAAGATCGCCGAGTTCCGGATGCAGCAAGAGTTGAGCAAGCCGAACGCTGTGAAGTTCACCGGCACGAGAGGCATGATCACGGCCATTCCCGGAGACTTGATCGCCCGATCAGGCTTCGGCACGATGAGAGTTCTGTCCGTCAAGCGCGATTCTAAAACGAGCAAGGTGGAGATCCAAGGTGTCACGGAGCCGTTTGACGTCGAGCCCTCCCAGTTCATTTTCGTGCCGACTGACCCGACAGCTGCTGAGCCAGCGGTCAACGACACGACGTTCAAGTTCATAGAGCTTCCTTTCGGCATGACGCCAGTCGCTGCGATCGGCGTTCTCCGAGCAAGAGCCAATGAAGAGATCGATGGAGCAGTCGTTCACATCTCTGTTGATGATTCAGCGTACTATCAGGTCGGGTTCCAGAATGCGACGGCAGTAGCTGTCATGCTCACGACTGCTCTCGATTCTGGAACGGACACGATCATCGAGGAAGGTCCAAGCTTCTCGCCACTGAACGGCGGAGATGTCGATGAGATACAGGATCTCAGTGGTGACGAACCGACTTGGCGAAGCGGCAGGCAAGTTCTGTTCATCGGCAACGAGATCATCCTGCTGCAATCCGTGTCTCCAAATGGAGACGGCACGTATGCGATGGAAGGCCTCATCAGGGCAAGATACGATACGGAGCAGGAGAGCCATGCGACGGAAGCGGTCGGGTTCATTGTAGACATTGGCAAGCTGTTCCCGATCCGCGACGTTCTGGTCGACAAGAACAACATACCCGATCTCTATGTGAAGACTCAGCCGTTCACTTCTTCTGAGATAGCCGACGTATCCGCTGTCAATGCGTTCCACGGAGAGTTGATTGAACGGTTTAATCGCCCGCTGAAGCCGGATAACTTCCGTGCGAACGATGACGGACTGGACTTCAATGTGTACTCGGCCAGCGACGACATCGTGTTCACATGGGACTATCGCGTCAAGATCGGCCGAGGCGGTTCGGCTGGAGAGCTTCCGGCTGGAACTCCGGTCGTCAGTGAACCAGACCCCGAGGACTTCTTCCGGATCGAAATCTACGATGAAGAAGGCGGAACGCTGAAGCGTACGATCGACGTGACCGGTGGAGCAGTCACGCATACGTACACGAACGCCAACGTCATCACAGACTTCGGTAGCGAGCCGTCGAGTCTGTTCGCGTTGATCTATCAGTTCGATGGATCTCTTTCTTCTCCAAGCGAAGGAATCGTAATCACGAAAGTCTAATCATGGCACAGAGAACGTACCCTACTCACAACTCCGTCGACATGTCTCAGAGCGGATGGCAATCTGCGCTGAACACCGAACTGAGCACAGCGTTCGGCTTCATCGCAGCGCCGATCCCGATCAAAGCATACACGCTCGTCGGCTCTCTGCCGTCGGCCGCGCTGTACCCGTCATGTGCAGCCCTCGTCATCTCTGGCGGGACGGTCACCATCTACGTGTCGGATGGCCGAGTGTGGAACGCGATGTCCAGCGGCCCGTCGTACGCGCAGATCGCTCACACTGCTACGCTGAACACGAATCCTGCCGTGCCGACCGACAATACATGGTATCAGCGCCCAGTGAATACTGAGATCACCGACGCTGGCGGTATAGTGTCGATCACGTCGAACCGAATGAGAATCCAAGCCGGGAAGTACTTCATTCGCGCCCGGAGTGTCGGGTACGCGATCAGCAAGAAGGTGAAGATCGTGGCACATGGGACTCCTGATACGGATCTCATCATAGGAGATGCCTCTGCGAGCGGGAGCAACGTGGCGACGAACATCTCGGAATGCGCTGGCGTCATCACTGTCACGGCGCAGACAGACCTGAAGCTGATGGAATACAACGTGACAGCGGGCCATAACTACGCCAGCGGGCGAGCGTCTAACCTGAGCGTCCAGGAAATCTACGCTCTCGTTGATATCTGGAAGTGGAGATAACATGATGCGATCAATTCAATCACCGGCTCTTCGGGTCGTCGCTCCTCAGCAGGCCCTCACCGAAGATGTGATCAACGACAACTTCGATCGGCTGCAAGCACACTTCGGGCGTCCTCTTCGCTTGTATTCATCCTCGTTGCCGAATCCATCACTCCATCGGTCTGCGATCATGATCGATGGAGTGACGGCAAGGATGCTGATCAGCGATGGAAACTCGTGGCTCCCGATTGGAAGCCGGACTCCAGCATACGCTGCCATAGAAGAGCAGACTGCGAGCAGCGCGTCGGCTGGCTCTTCCGTCGCCTATGGAAGCTGGTCCAGCAACGTGAGGAACTTGAACACTGTTTCTCTCAATGAGATCGGCGTGTCACTGTCATCCAAGAGAGTCACACTCCCGGTAGGAACGTACTTCGCTCACTTCCATGCGAGAGCGAGAGCCGCCGGGCATCACCAGATTCGCTTGTATAACGTCTCCGCTGGCTCCGTCATCGGGTACGGAGTTCTTTCGTACGCGGGCGGTCCATCAGAAGAGACGGAATCTCGTGGAGTCTGCGGGTTCACTCTCAACGCTCCGGCGGAAGTGGAACTGCAACATGCCATCGAGTCGGCTCAGTCCTCCAACGGTCTCGGTGGCGCTGTGAACGACGGCACGAACGTGAACGTCTTCTCGCGGCTGCTTCTCAAGAAGTATGGCAACAATGCGCCGACTTCTGATTCTCCGTCCGCCGTCCCTACTGCGCTGGCTCTCGTTTCCGGAGAGCAAGCGTGGGACGCGACTCTCGCGACGAACATCGACCGGCTGAATCGCTTCTACACTCAGCCGATGCCGACCGTCACATACGCGAACACCGGAGCGCTCCCTTCTGCAGCTACGTATGAAGGATGCTTGGCTGTCGTGGACGTCGCGGGATCCACTCCTCGTGTGTTCATCTCGGATGGCTCATCGTGGGATGAGATGACTGTCAGCACTGGAAGCTTCCCATACGTTCTCCTCGCCGGTCAGACCTCCGATGATCAAGCGAGACCGTTCGAGCTCGGCGACGTCTCCTTGACTGAAGTCGCTGATACCGATGGCAATTGCACTGTGTCTGGATCGAAGTTCACTCTCGCGTCCGGCACGTATGAGATCGAAGTCGTCGTGTCCTCTCAGGCCGGAGCAGGAGCGCTCGAGCTCGAACTGTATAACGTGTCCAGCGCGGCTGTCGCCATGGAAGGTCTATCCGAGCGAAACGACTCAGCGCATGGAGCCGGGCCATTTGAAGCGAGTGGGATGGTCACGGTACTGAGAGGCATCTTCGTTTCGTCTGGGCATCAGTATGCTGTCCGCATGAGGGGTGGAAGCGGATCGACGTACGACGTTCAGTTCCCTACGACGTTCACGTTCACGCCGAACTACGATACGATCATCTGGTTGGAGAAGCTGTCATGAGTATTGTCTGGCTTGTGAGGCCCGTCAAGGATCGCGATATGACCGACGCTGCGCGGTTCGGCGAGATCTGCATCGCAATGAACCGGCACGTGAGCCCGAACGACATCGTAAAGCAGCGAGAGATCTTCTCTCAGGACGTCATCCCTGCTGCTAACGGCTCCGATTTCATCATCCTTGCCGGACCTACGATCATGGTCGTCAACTTCATTCTCATGTGGAAAGAACGGTTCAAGTGCGCGAACGTTCTTGTCTACGATTCAAATCTTCGCATTTACAAGCATAAAACGCTGTGATTCTCGGCACTCCACGCGCAGCACTCTCAGATGGTCCAAGTAGGGGCCGGGGAAAAGTTGCAGTGGACACGCCAGCGGCAGTCCGTTGGATTTACCCGAGTCCATAATACCCATATCCATACTATACTATACTTATCTCATATCTGAGCCAGTAAGTAAGGTAGACTACAAGCTATAGGCGATACCTTATACAGTGCGGGTGACTCCGCGGCTGCGCGTTTACTGCAACTCTTCCATGGCCCATGTATGGACCATCTTGGAGTACCGTAAATGAAGCACGAGAGTTCCGGCTGTGGTAGAATGCACTCCGTGCAGCGTCGGCATCGGGCCGAGCAGCGATTCGCAGCGCTTACAGTGTAAGAAAGAGGATAAAGTGCATTCCCCTCGGGTCTTCTTCCCAGAACAACTGAAGCTGAATGCTCGCGATGCAGAGCGATTCGGGTCAGTCACGATCCTCTGTGATCGCAGATTGAATCCGGTGAACGCCGAAGCTACGTTCGAAGCTCTCAGCGCGGCTCTCGATACCCAATCGTATCGGCCGGATGAAGACTTTATCGGGATGTCCGGGAACCCTGTTATCCTGTCCCTTCTCACGCTCGCGGCTTCGCAGATCTCTGGTCGGGTGCGACTGCTAGTGTTTGACGCTGTGGACTCGTCCTATAAGGCGAGAACAGTCGACATCTCTAACATCGTGCCGAAAGCGAGGATCGCAGATGCCGCCAAAACAATTGAGTGAAGGACAGAAAGCAATCGAGAGGGCTGACGAACTGAGAGTGCGTGTTGAGGACCTTCTCATGGAGGTCTACACGTTCACGGCAGATACCCTGAACGGGATTCAGTCCCGCAAGTTCACACTTGAGGAGCTCGCCGATCTGGGCTTTCTCTGCCGCGAGATCGAGAAGTCTGTGGATGAAACAAGAAAGGAGGCTCGTGCCCGAAAAGAACTATGCGGTAAGGTCATCGCCTTTGTCACTGCTCAAGCTCGCGTCGCCGACCCTAGCAAGGTTGTCGATTCCGTGCGAGGCCGGTTTTCCATTGCCACTCCGGATGTGAAGCAGATTCCGAAGATTCCTCAACCTGGAACTCCGGAGTACCTTCAACTGATGGCATGGCTCGGCATCACCGACAGAGAGCTTCTCGACTCTGGCGTCTTGTCGTTCAAGTTCCAGGAACTGTGCGATCTGGTGACGAAGAGAGCGCAGGACGCGAAGAACATGCCTCCTGGAATCACTAAGACTTGGCCTAGCTTCGTCTGTGAGTTTCGGCGAAGAAAGGACAAGCTGGCTGAGCCACTGGCTCTATCGAAGCTTCAACGTAAGAAGTCCGAAGAATCAAACCACGAAGGATGAACAACAATGGCAAAGCGGAATGAACCCAATCAGGACAAGACACTGGTCAAGCCTCCGGCCGGAGTGCCGTCGTACCTCGCACAATATGTCGAGAACGACAAGTCGAAGGACGCCTTGAACCAGTATCGCGTCGTTCCTCGTCTCAAGATCGTTCAGGGCACGGCCGGAACCGAGATCCAGCAGAAGTTCCAGCCGGGCGCGATCATCCTCTGGCCGAATCAGGCGATCGTCGCCGATCTGGACCGGAAGACCCGAAAGTCGGACCGCATGGTTCGGCTCCAGCCTCTCGTGTTCTACACTGACTTCTGTCAGTTCGCCGACATCAAGGACAAGCAGAGCCCGACCATCATCACTCGGTCCTTCGATCCGGGAAGCGAAGTAGCCCAGAAGGCGCGCAGCATCGAAGGCCGGAAGGAGAAGTACGGCAAGGAGGATCAGTACACGTATCGCTTCTGCGAACACCTCAACTTCATCTGCATGATCCGCGGAGAGCACGATCTCGCCGGCGAGATGGTCGCGATGGTCTTCGCTCGTGGCGAATTCACTGTCGGCCGGAACTTCGCCACTCGCATCGCAATGATCAAGGCTCCCCTCTGGGCACAGCTTTGGGAGATCACGGTCGGCTGGCGTGATCGCGGCGGCGACAAGAAGTGGTTCGGTATCGACGTCGCCGAAGTGCCGGAAGAGGATGAGCGCATCATTCCGGAAGAAGAAGTTGAGAAGTCCCTCGCCGCCCACGAAGAACTTCTGGCCATGATCGCGAAGCAGAAGCTCATCGTCGATCACTCCGATCGCGAGGGCGACGGCGAGACCGACCTTGGCCCCGAGGACAAGCGCAGCTTCTGATTCGATCGGTTCTCTTCTAATTCTCGGTGGCGATCGCCTTCGGCGCTCAGCTATAGGTAAGACTAAGCTCCGCGATTCGCGGACTGCCCTAGGACAATGCCGCCGGAACACGTGTCTCGCTCCACCGGGCGAGGCACGTTTTACAGTGTAGATCAGCGTATGTCATTGAAGATTGAACTCATCAACGCGCTTGCAGAGCTGGATCGTCTCGGCTATCGGTACGAACCGATCGGCGAGGAAGAGATCAGGTTCTGTTGTCCGGCCCATAAGGACGAATCGCCAAGCGCGACGATGAACGTGAAGAAGAATCTGTGGAAGTGCCATGCTGCTTCATGCGGCAAGGACGGCGATGTCGTCACTCTCATCGCCCTGATAGCTAACGTATCGCGGTTCACCGTAGTAGAAGAGCTCAGTACGCGGTACGGCATCAGGGCGAAGAAGAAGATCGATCCTCGCGTCGTTGAGAAACACCACGAACAGATCTGGTCCGCTGGCCCTCTTCTCAAGGCTCTCTACGATCGCGGCCTCACAGATGAGATGATCCGCCGAGCTCGCCTCGGGTACCACGAGGGCCGGATCATCATCCCGGTCTACGATGCTGCTGGAGACATAGTCAATCTTCGCCGATATCTTCCAGGCGCTCCAGGCGCTGAGAAGATGAAGAACGTGAAGGGATACGGCGGAGTTCGGCTCTACATGCCGAAGCAGATCGAATATCCGACGATCTGGCTTTGCGGCGGTGAAATGAAGGCGATCGTTGCAGCCTCCCTGCTGAATCAGCACAACATCGGCGCGACGACCTATACGGCAGGCGAAGGTAACTACGACCCGTCCACAGGGCCGCTGTTCAAGGACAAGCGCGTCTACCTATGTATGGACATTGACGATGGTGGAACTATCGCCATCAACAAGCTGGCCCCATTTCTCCGGCGGTTCACATCCTCGCTTCACATCATCGATCTGCCGCTAGAGCGCAGCGTCTACCCGAAGGGAGACATCAACGACTACGTAGGGAGCGAAGGCGCGACGGATCAGGATCTGCTGAGCTTGATGGTCAACGCCAGAAAATGGGAGCCCGCTAACAGGGACGACATTGATCAGTTCGAAGATGAGAAGAAAGAGGAGCCGGAGAAGCCGATTCTCAGTGAAGCTACGCTGGCGAAGTACGTCGGTCGGCGGATCGAAGTAGCTGGCGTCATCTCGGCAATGGACCAGACTCCTTTCCTCATACCGAAGAACATCAACGCATCGTGCACGAAGGACCAGAACAATTGTGAACGATGCCCGATCTTCCCCGAATCACCTGACAAGGACAGCGGTCTCGTTCATCTCACGGTGAAGGGAACTTCCATTGGTGTTCTGGAAATGGTGAATGCTCCGAAGTCAGGCCAGCGAGAGGCGATCATGAACGCTCTCCGCATCCCGCCGTGCAAGGCGGTCACTCTCACTGTCGAGAGCTACTTCAATGTGACTGAGATCAGGATCACGCCTCAGCTTCACATCGGCAATCGCGCCAGTGAGAACGTGATGCAGCCCGCGTTCTGTATCGGGCAGAACTTCGAGATGAACTCTCCATACAAGTTCCGCGGCCGAGTGCATCCAGCGCCGAAGAGCCAGCAGGCAGTCTTGCTCCTAGATGAGGCTGAGGCCGGTGATGACAGCTTGAATATGTTCGAGCCGACCGAGGAGCAGCTTAGCGAGTTGAAGATCTTCCAGCCTTCTTCGTGGACGGCGGAAGCTGTGAACGACAAGTGGAACGCGATCCACGAAGACTTCTCATCGAACGTAACCAGAATCTTCAAGAGGCCAGAGCTTCACCTTGGCATAGATCTCACCTTCCACTCCGTCCTCAGCTTGCCGTTCGATGGGCGAGCCGTCAAGGGATGGATCAACTCGCTCATCATCGGCGACTCTTCTCAAGGGAAATCCGAAACGGCGATCCGCCTCATGGAGCACTACGGCCTCGGCGAGCGCGTGGACTGCAAGAACGCGTCCGTTGCCGGTCTCCTCGGTGGATTGCAGCAGTTCGGCACATCCCGATGGTTCGTGTCGTGGGGAGTCATTCCAACGCACGACCGTCGGCTTGTCGTCATGGAAGAAGTGAAAGGCGCTGACCCGGAGGTTCTAGCGAAGCTAACCGACATGCGTTCGTCGGGCATCGCAGAGCTACCGAAGATCGAGAAGCGACGGGCCTACGCCAGAACTCGGCTGATCTTCATCTCCAATCCGCGGTCCGGCAGGCCGATGTCCGCCTACAACTTCGGCATCGAAGCGATACGAGAACTGATGGGCGGATTGGAGGACATTCGGCGGTTCGATTTCGCTCTTGTAGCTGCTGAGAAACAAGTCTCCTCAAGCGTCATAAATGAGATGAGCAGAAAAGTGAGCAAAAACGACTGTACGTTCGCTCCGAATCTCTGCCGTCGTCTCGTTCTGTGGAGTTGGACGCGAGATGTCGATGAAGTGGTCATTGACAGCAAGACGAACGACGTGATCGTGGATCAGGCAATCAAGCTGTGCGGGCTGTACTCGGAGGCTCTGCCTCTCGTTGACAAAGGGACCATGCGGCACAAGCTGGCGAGACTCGCAGCTGCAATGGCTGCTAGAACGTTCAGCACGACGACTGGGAGTGATCTCGTGGTTCGGCCGTGTCACGTGGAGTTCGTGGCGAAGTTTCTTCAGTCAGTCTACGACTCGCAGACGTTCGGGTATCGGGACTTCAGCCAAGCACAGACGTTTGCCTCTCAGGTCAGGGATCCTGACATCGTCAAGAAGCATATCATCGGCACGAAGCATCCGAAAGACTTCGTGGATTCTCTGCTGTTCGCCGATGAGATCACGGCGAGTGACATAGCAGATTGGTGCGAGGCAGATTCGGATATCGTGAAGACTCTCGTCAGTCTGTTGGTTCGGAAGCATGCGCTGTACCGAAAGCAGAGATGCTACTACAAGACGGATGAGTTCATCGTTCTACTGAAGCAGATGAAGGCAGAAGGTCTGCCTGAGACTGGCAAGTCGACAGGAAAGGAATCGTTCTAATGCTGTACGAAGCTGACAATGCGTTGAGAGAGTTCCATGGGAAGTACGGATTCCCAGTGGACATCTTCTTTGAGGCCATCCAACCTCAGTGCGCTCAGGATCTGGAGCAGGAGTCGAAGTGTCTCCTTGAGATCGCGGAGTCCATGAAGGACACGGCGATGGAAGCTCAGAAGTCAGGAGATGAAAGCCTGTATCGCGCGTACCTCATGATGGAAGAGCTTGGAGAGACACTCGAAGCGATGGCGAACAAGGATCCGGAGAAGTTCGCTGATGGCCTCGCCGATCTGATGTACGTCGTGGTCGGGACGGCGATCACGTATGGTCTTCCAATTGCCGAGGTCTTCGCCGAAGTGCATCGTTCTAACATGACGAAGAAGCTTCGCGTTCCCGGCAACGAGCGGATGAGAGACAAAGGACCGAGTTATCAGCCTCCGCGCATCGCGGAAGCTATCCAGCGCGGACTCGATCGCCGGCGATGGGAACAGAAGCTGAAAGGAGATTGAGCATGTATCCACAGAACTTTGAGTGCATTGATGAGATGTGGCTCGCCACGATCAAAGACATTCTCGATTGCGGCGAAGATACTGGTTCTCGTGATGGAGCGTCGCGAGAACGCATGGGGTTCGCGGCGCGACTGCTGTATCCAGCGGAGTCCCTGCTGCAGAATCCTGTGAGAGCGATGTGCCCGAGCTATGCCGCTGCGGAACTGCTGTGGTATCTCAGTGGCGAGAACAAGATTGACCGCATCGTTCCATATGCGCCACAGTACACGAGATTCGTGAACAATGGCGTCGCTCATGGAGCATACGGTCATCGTATGGCGGACCATCATGGGTTCTCCGCCGTAATAGATCCCGGCTCTCCGCGACCGTTCTACGACGAGGAGCTCCATCGAGCGCTGAAGAACAAACCGGCGAACAGCGCTATCAGCGCCGTGATCTCAATGCTCACTGAGAAGCCAGACTCTCGGCAGGCAGTGATCGCGCTATTCAACCCGTCGGATCTGCTCTACGGTCTCTCTGGAATCAAGAACGACATTCCTTGCACGCTGTCGCTTCAGTTCATCTTGCGAGCGGGGAAGCTGAATCTCATCTGCACGATGAGATCGAATGACGCATGGCTCGGCCTGCCGTACGACGTCTTCTGCTTCTGCGGCATCCAGATCCTCGTTGCCGAGGCTCTCCGTGCCGAAGTTGGATGGTATCAGCATCAGGTCGGTTCGATGCATCTCTACGACAGGAACCGAGCAGCTGCTGAAGAGTCGATCGTTGACGGATACTCCATTCGCACCGTGAAGTACGATCATCATCAAACGAAGATCTCTCACGCCGTGAAGGTCTCTGTCGAGTCGGAGCCGCACAATCGAAAGCACAAATGCATCAGCGCTCCGTCAATGGATCTCGTTGGCCAGAACTCTCTCTGTGGGCAACTGATGGTCATGGCAGCACTGAAGTGGATCACTGACGAGAACGACTTCGAGAAGTACTTGAAGAACCGCGTCTGGAACGCGGCGGTCGTTGACATGCTCAAACGAAGAAGGGAACGCTGAATCATGTTCATCATCGAAGGACCAGATAACGTGGGGAAGACGACACTGGCGAAACGTGCGGTAGAGCTCGCTGTCACCGAGTTCAATCTTCCGGCGCGATACTCTCACATGTCGAAACCGAGTGCGCTCTTCAACTTCAGCACTCACTACCGCGACATGATGTCGTACTACGCTGTGCAAGATCGCTTTCATCTCGGTGCGCTGGCGTACCATCCCGAAGGTACGTTGAAGGAGCCAGCGCTTCGGTGGATCGAAGGCGAACTGCTGCGCCGAGGCTCGTTCGTATTGCTCGTCCTGCCGGGCGATATGGATTGGTATCGCAAACGCATAATCGAGTCTGGACGGCACGAGATGTTCAGGCCTGAAGGGATACTAGAAGCTGCGCGACGCTTCGAAGAAATAGCCGATGATCGAGTCGCTCACTACGACGCGATCAGCTACGTGGACGTCGGAGGCTTCACTGATGACAACGAACTGCGCGAATGGCTCGGCATCTGGGCCGATCGCGTCAACTTCGCACGGCTCGCCAATGGTGAAAGGGAAATGGCATGACGCTACCGACAGGATTGAAAGACTGGGCGCTGAGGCACATTCAGCTCGATGAAGAAGAGGCGAAGCAGTTCACTCGGTGTCAACGGAAGGGAGTCGGCTGCTCTCTCTGGCTTCCAAGTGAAAATGGAATCATCTTGTGGCATCGCAGCGTCAATGGGCCTCCGTACGCGGGATCCGGGCTTGAGTTTTCATGCTCCAACGAGGTCGGGAACTGCGGATGCGTTCACGCCGAAGAGCGCATGATCCTGACCATGATGAAGCAGGATGTCAGCGAGCTGAGAGCGAGGAATCCGATCATGCTGGTCAGTTACTCTCCTTGCACACGATGCGCGAATCTCATCATTGAGACACGCATCGTGATGGCTGTGATATGGAAGACGCTGACACAACATGACCAGCGCGGAGAAGAGCGTCTTCGCAAGGCCGGAATCTCTTATCACGTGGATGATCTCAAGTAGGAATGCCCGTCGCCATGATCTCACTAGGCCAGAACAGATTCGTGGTCGAGTCCGCGTCCGAATTACCGGACATGATGAACGCGAAGATGCTCTTCCAAGACTTCGAGACCACTTCGTTCAATCGCGAAGTGGAAGCGTTCCAGCCGTTCCACGGTCACAGGATCAGCGGCATCGCCGTCACGCGAGACGACGACCCGAGATCCTTCTTCGTGCCGGTCCGCCACAACGCGAATCCCGGGCGAGAGTGGAAGTCTCACCCGAAGAATCTCCCGTTAGAGAACGTCCGTCCGTGGTTGAGAGACACGCTGGCTACGTGCGAGAACTGGATCAATCACAACGTTCTGTTCGATGCGCACTTCGCAGCGAGAGACGGCGCGATATTCGGCGGTCGATTGGTTGACACGAACACTCTCGCCAAGCTGGTCCAGAGTGATCGGCTCTCCTACGGATTGAAGGTCCTCCGGCAAGAGTGGTGCGGATGGAAAGATCATGAAGAGGACCGCGTGTCGGCGTTCCTGTCGGCACTGAAGTCGAAGGACTATGGTGATCTTCCGATCGATCTGGCCGGACACTACGCTTGCGGCGACGTTCTCAGTAACAGAGAGCTCTACCACGAGATGCTTCGGCGTAGGCCAGAACGATGCGCCAAGGTATGGGAGACCGAGATTCTCTTCACGCCGATCCTGTTCGATATCGAAGAAGAGGGCATGAGAGTGGATCGGCTCCGTGTGAAGATGGAGCGCTACAAGACGCTTCAGCACATGATCATGCTGGAAGAGAAGCTGGCGAAGCTGCTCGGCTATGAGATGAACCCGAACTCTTCGCCGCAGACCTACGATCTTCTGGTCAATCAGCTCGGCCTTCCGGTCCTCAAGCGAGACGACAAGACTGGCAATCCATCCTTCGACAAGGAAGCGATGGCGGCATACGCTGTCCACCCGAAAGTGCTTTTCGATGAACGTGTCAAGAAGATCCTCAACTTGATGGCGACGTACAAGAAGGAGTCTCAGTTCCACGGACTGTTTCTGCAGACCTACGATGAACTGAACGTCGACGGAGTCCTGCATCCGTCATACAACCAATGCGTTCGCACTGGACGTCTCTCGTGCCGGAAGCCTAATGCGCAGCAGTTGAACAGCCGGGCGAAGGAGCTCATCATTCCGCCTGATGGGTATTCGATCTTCGGTGGCGACTATTCGCAGATCGAGTTTCGCCTGATCGTTCACTACATCGTTGACGAGACGGCGATCGAAGCGTATCGGCAGAACCCGAGAACGGACTTTCATCGATGGGTCGCCGAACTCTGCACGATCAAACGGAAGCCTGCGAAGACATTGAACTTCACGATGGCGTTCGGGGCTGGAAAGCGAACGACGAAGAAGCGTCTCGTAACGAACCCTGACATCATCGCTGAAGCTACTGAGACCGTCTCGGCTCTGATCAAGGCCGGAACACTGGATGAAGCGAACCGAGCGCTGGCGTTCAACGAGTTCGTTGAGAAGCGAGCCGATGACGTCTACTCAACGTATCACGAACGACTGCCTGGAATTCGCGCGACGTCTCGGAAGGCGATGGACACGATCAAGATGCGCGGGAACGTGTTCAATCACTTCGGCAGAGTGAGGACTCTTCCAGACAAGGCGGCTCATAAAGCATTCAACGCGGTCATTCAGTCTTCGGCGGCCGATGTGATGAAAGAGCGAGTCGTCGCTCTCGCCCCGCGATACAACTCCACTTCTCGCGATTTCGGGATGCGTCTCTTCGCTCTCGTCCACGACTCCACGGATTCCTACGTTCCTCATGAAGCAGCGCGAGATCCAAGACTGCATCGGCATTTCCGTGAAACGATGGAATCCGTCTCCTCTCCGTTCCTCGTGCCGATCATCATCGACATGGGATTCAGTGACAGAAACTGGGCCGAAGCAGGATGCGAAAAGCCGATCACGGTGGAAGGGAAAATCGTGGCGTCTCCAATTCGGTAGCTATGGATCCTGCCGCTGGCCCTGCCGCCCTGCCGCTGGCCCTGCCGCCCTGCCGCCGAAGCTATATAAGAGGGGCCAGCGGCGGAAAACCGCGAAACGTGGCGAGAATCCGTCGTAAGTCGTTGAAATTGCTCGGTTTACGGAAAATGAACAATTTGAAGAAAATTGAGGAGAAATGATGCTAACCACTTGTCATCACAAGTGGTTATGGTAAATTATAGCTGTAGTAAATGACAAGTGAAGACGGCAGGACGCACGAAAACGCGTGACGCGTGAAACGGTGCGGGAAAGCAGGGCGGGAATTCTGCAATGGCGCGAGCGAGAAAATACGTGCCGCCGGATTCTCAAGTAGGCAACGAAACAGTCCCTGAAAAAGTGGTTTGTTCTGTGAAGAACTGCTGCGACCCGATCGTGTCGTGTGAAGAAAATGGGTACGGATTCGTAGGTGATGAATTTGGCGAAAACCGTTCACCGAAAGAAAATCCTTCCTGCCGTTAGCAAGCTGGTGAGACACTGCTGTGATAGCAGCGTAGCTTGCTACACGTTTTGGATAACCGCGAAATTTGGATCCTGCTCAATCCAATGAATCGCGCGAAGCCGAAACGGGTCTCAGTGAAATGAACGACAGCATTTCGCACCCGATCCGTATGCAATAGCGGATCGGGACCGAACTGCTCTCGCGTTGAGTGCAGCGTGTTCTCTAATCAGGCTAAGGAGGCCTATATGAAGTGGATCAACAAGTTCGAAGCGTGGAAGAAGCAAGTTCGTGCTCTGGACCCGGAAGCCGAGTTCGAAGGACGCGGTGACATGATCGTGGCGTACGACAAGGACGGATGCATCGCTCTCGGCAACTGGAAGCGGAAGCGCAACATCGGTTCAGTGCTGACAGAGAAGGGATACGAGCGTGTCATCGCTGACACGTATCGATGACAGCGTACCGCACTCGGGCCTTCGGGCCCGAGACCGGTCCGCTCTCAAGGTGAGAGTGGCATTCAATGTTCTAGGCTAAGGAGGCCTACCATGTCGAAGCAGTTCAGCAAGCGTCGGTTCGATTCGGTCCTGTCTGAAATCCGCAAGCTGCAGAAGCAGTGCATCGCGCTGCTCCGCAAGCGTGACAAGGAAGTCAAGCGGATCGAGTCCCGCATCGATCGCCTGAAGGCGAAGGCGAGCAAGGAGCTCACGTTGCCGATGGACGCCAGCGTCCTCGGTGACGTGATCAAGCGTCGCAAGCCGAAGCATCGCAAGGCGAAGAAAGGCAAGGCGAAGAAAGGCAAGGCGAAGAAGGCCGCGAAGAAGTTCTGTGCGGCCCGAGCCGACGGCAGTTTGAAGTAAGCGACAGCGCATCGCACTCGGGCCTTCGGGCCCGAGACCGATCCGCTCTCAATGCTGAGACGGACAGTTCACAACACTAGGCTAAGGAGGCCTACACTATGGCGAAGAGCATCAATCATCTCGGCGAGCGTGAGTTCAGCAACTACAAGTCTTGGAAGGCGGCGGTTCGGGCCATCGACTTCGAAGCGAAGTGGGATGGCGACAAGGACATCTGCAGCGCGTTCACCGAAGATGGCGTCGTGCCCATCGGTGAGTGGGACGGGTCGGTCGGCGTCATCTACAAGGACGCGAAGGAACGCGTCGATCAGCACTACACGCCAGCGTTGAAGCCGATCGCGAAAGCGCTGACCGATGCCGTGCCGCCTCTCAGCGAGGACTTCACCGAGCGTACCGTGGATGCCGCTCATCGCGCTGCTTCAACGCTCTCGATTCCAACGCCACTTCGAAGATGACGGAGCATGGTGACCGGCTTGAGGCCGAGGCTCGTGTCGATCACGTGAAAGCCGCGCTGCTCCGGCTCATCGGCGAAGCTGGCGAGAAGGAAGTCGTGTCGGCACTCATGGATATCTTCCAGGAGTCCGCGGTCGCCAGAGGATCCGAATCTCTTGGAGGCCAGATCAATCTCCAAGTGTCTCGCTTGCTTCAGCAAGCGTACGATCTGCTCCACTGATCACTGATTCATAAAGGCATCGCGGAGTAACGTCCTCGGTGCCGATTCACTGTCCGCAATTCCGCGGCAGTAACAAGGAGGCCTATCATGGCCAAGTCTCAGTCTGAATCGCGTCGCGTCGGTGGTCAGCAGCAGCAAGGTTCCGGCTCGGAGAAGGCGGACAAGAAGGCGAGCAAGAAGCGCGTCGCCTTCACTCCGGCGAAGAAGTCGGACTATCCGTTCGAGAAGGCGATCCCCGACGGCTTCGACTTCAAGGTCAACAAACCGCTGAAGAAGAAGGACTTCAAGTCGACGGCCGCGTATCTCGAACACACTGCCGCTGAGCTTCGCTTCAAGGCCGAGCAGATGACGGCGAAGGCCGGGAAGCTCGAGACCAAGGCGAAGCAGCTCGCCGCGATGGGCGACGAGAAGCAGGCGAAGGTCGTCAAGAAGGGACTTCGCGTCATCAACGCGCTGGCCGACCTGGAGAAGCAACTCAAGGAAGCCGGTCTCACCATGGATCAGCTCAAGGAGCTCGCCAAGCCGGACAGCGAGGAGGAAGGCGAGGAAGCGAAGGCCTGATTCGTCGGCGCCTCGGTCCGCATTCCGGGAAGCGGGAGCTCGGCGGAAACGCCGAGCTTTCCCTTTGTCTGTGGCTCGCTGCAATGTAGCAGCGAGCCAGTCTCAACCTCATAGGCTAAGGAGGCCTACCATGTCGAAGAACCCGCACTTGTCCGTCCCTGTCGCGACCCGCATCCTTCAAGCGGCGGAGCCAGCCGGAAATCTGAAGCACTGGGACTTCAGCGTCGTGCCGACCCTCCGTCAGCATGTTGAACCGGCACGGACACCTTACACGAACAGCATCCATTCGTGGGTCCTCGACTACCACGACTACGACGAGGGCAAGGGACCGGATGACATCGGCGATCTGGAAGTCCGGATCTACAAGCATAACGATGCTGAATGGAAGTTCATGGCGTTCAGCGTTCTCCGGTCGATGCGCGATGATCGTGAGATCATCACCGAAGAGGAGATGCACCTTCGCATCAAAAACGCCTTGGAGCATCGTGAGGCCTACGATCTCGATCAGATCAGCGTGATGCACGGACCGACGTTGGAGCGCGTACTGGCCGATGCGCGCCGGCGATGGGAAGCGATTCAGTTCATCGCCGATCCGGCGACACTGCTGTGAAGGAGGTCGCTATGTCGATTGCATCGATCAGGTTCGGGCTCAGGTCTGATCCATGTCGCGACTTCAATTGCAGTTCACCCAATGAACTGTGGACCATGTATGGATCTAACAGCTTGTATGACTGGGCGCGACTTGCCCGACCGCTGGACGAACTGCGAATAGACGGAGATGCTTGGATCTGCCTGCCGTTTAACGAACGAGGCGATCTTCTCATCCCGGCGACGGACATTCACTGGTGACAGCGCACTGCACTCCGGCTTGCTACGGTAAGCCGGAGACCAGTCTGCTCTCACGTTGAGAACAGGCAGTCAACCTTATAGGCTAAGGAGGCCTACCATGACAGAGCAAGAGCGTGAAAAGGAACAGTCGGCAAAGGAACGAATCCTCGGGCAGATCGCCAAGCTGATGCGCATGACAACCGACCGTGGATGCACGGTCGACGAAGCTGCGACGGCGGCTTCTCAGTGCCGGAAGCTGATGCAGAAGTATGGCATCGCCGAAGACGAGGCGATGTTTCGTCAAGCGGATCAGCAGCAATGCCGGGTCCAGGCAGTTGAGGACTACGTCGAGCTCTCGGGCAAGACGGTTCGGTCGTGGCGGAAGTCTCTGCCGTATGTCGTCGATCTCATCTGCGACACGAAGTCATTCATCCGTTCGTGGAAGACTGGAAAGACCGAGATCCATTTCGTCGGTCTTCAGCGCGACGTGGAAGTCGCGAAGTCGCTCTATACAGCGCTCCATGCCACAATCCGTGCGATGTCGCTTCAGCACTATCGCAGGAATCAGGCGGCGGAGACTGCATCGTACTGCGAGGGGTTCGTCGCTGAGCTCGTGTGTCGTGCCAAGGAAATGCGGAAGACCGAGGACAACAAATGCACGGCGATCGTAGTGCGGAAGGCCGATGTCATCAACGATTGGTTCACTTCCAACATACCGGGTGGTCTCGGCAAGGCGATCGTCCGCAGGAAGAACGTTGTCGGTGATGCCTATTACAAGGGAGCCGCCGATGCACGTGAAGTCGGTCTTCACGCCAATGGCATCGAAGGCGAAAAGAAAATGCGGCCCGACATGACGCTGTGAACAGCAGGGCCGCAGGCAGGGCCGCAGGCAGGGCCGCAGGGCCGCAGGCAGGGTCGCAGGGCCGCAGGCAGGGCCGCAGGGCCGCAGGCAGGGCCGCAGGGCCGCAGGCAGGGCCGCAGGGCCGCAGGCAGGGCCGCAGGGCCGCAGGCAGGGCCGCAGGGCCGCAGGGCCGCAGGGCCGCAGGCAGGGCCGCAGGCAGGGCCGCAGGGCCGCAGGGCCGCAGGCAGGGCCGCAGGGCCGCAGGCAGGGCCGCAGGCAGGGCCGCAGGGCCGCAGGCAGGGCCGCAGGGCCGCAGGCAGGGCCGCAGGGCCGCAGGGCCGCAGGCAGGGCCGCAGGGCCGCAGCAGGCAGAAACAGTTTTCAATGGAAGCAGGCTAAGGAGGCCTGACAATGGTGAAATCAAAGGCAAGCAGGAAAGAAGCGAAAGCGAAAGCACGGAAAAGGAAGATCGATGCTGAGGCAGTGTACGTGAAGCGAGCGAAGCTCATCGGCATGATGAACTTCTGGAAGTCGCTCATCAACGGTCAGGCACAGCGTCGCATCGCCGAACTGAAGATGAAGATAGCAGTTCTTCAGGAGGACATTGAGTGGTGGGAAGATCACGAGGCACGAGCCGAGAAAGGCTATCAGTCATGTGTCTCACAACTGAAGAAGATCGGTCAGGAGGAAAAGCTCCATAAGCTCCAACCGAAGATCGACAAGGCGAAGAAGCTCGTGGCTCAGCTTCGCAGTCTGGAGAAGGACGCTGCTAACGGCAAGCTCAACGAAGAAGAAATCGCCATGCTACGACAGGCGATGAAGAGTGCGAATCTTAACTTCCTCAACCCCGACGATGATCAGGTCGATCCGTCGACTGAACAGCGCTAAGGAGGCGCAACGTACCATGAACGACACTACGAACAACGAAAACAATGCTCTCGAACTTCTCAGTATGCTCCCGACACTGGAGCCACTGAGCCGCGCTACTGGACACTCGCTGGAGCAGCTTCAGCTCGCTGCTTCCGATCGGCTTCTGCTCGATCTCGATGAGGACGGTACTCGGTTCATCGCGACGGCGATCTCGGTCCGCAACGGTGAAGTCGTGAACTGGACTCCGTCCTACGACGCGAGAAGGTGGTTCAAGCGGGTTCCGGAACGCGGCCATCTTCAGGGCGACACGTGGGTCCTCGCAGGGACTGACTTCACTGCGATCTTGATCCGCCACGCTTGGCCGAGTGATCGGCTGATCTTCAAGACCGAGGCGACTCGGAATCTGTATCGGTATCTGCTGCTTCGGTTCTTCAGCCAGAATAAGACGGCCGTAACTGCTGCGAACTTCAAGGTGAACGGTGTCGTGCCGGAACTTCCGGCTGACTTCATCGATCATCCCGAGCTCCCGCTTTCATCGTATCAGCGAACTGCTCTCGTATGCCAGCTTCAGCAGGCATACTTCGCGCTGTTCATGCAGCAAGGGACCGGCAAGACGCCAATCGCCATCGCTCGTGTCGGCTATGAGGCACAGCAGAAGGTGAAGGCCGGAAAAGGTATGCACCGCGCCCTCATCGTCGCGCCGAAGCAAGTGCGAATGAACTGGTCCAATGAGTTCGGTCGGTTCTCCACTGTGCCGGGAAAGGTGGTCGTCATCCGCGGCGGAAAGGTTCGCCGGATCCGTGGCCTCACGGAAGCGGTTCGGCAAGAGGATGACTGCGTCTTCTCGGCTTGCGTCTGTTCGTATGAGGCTTTGCATACCACGATGGAAGCGTTCAGTCGCATTCCGTGGGACATCATGATTCTCGATGAGTCTCACTATATCAAAGCGCCGAACAGCAAGCGATCGAAGAACAGCCGAAACATCCGCGATCTCGCTGATCGCAGACTGATCCTGACTGGAACGCCGATCGCGAACAATCCGATGGACCTCTGGTCGCAGCTTGAGTTCCTTGACAGCGGACTGTCGGGGTTCATGAACTACAAAGTGTTCCGTACGTTCCATGGCGTCTACGAGAAGTCGAAGGCCGGATTCGAGAAGCTGGTCGCGATCCAGAACGTCCCGCTCATCAAGGAGCGACTGGCTCGCATCTCGTTCTCGATCACGAAGGCCGAGGCGAATCTCGGCTTGCCGGAAAAGACATGGGACGTCTACGAAGTTCAGATGCAATCGAAGCAGCGAAAGCTGTATGTCGATCTCGCCGAGGCCATGATCGCGGCCATCGAAGAAGAACTGGCGAGAGCAGCCGCTGAAGGACGGGTCATCACAGCCGAG